ACCAACAAATAACCAATGGCACCATCAGAATAACCGTTGAGATTAAACCACGACCAAAAGCAAAAGATGAGCAATTTGAGAACTACAAGGCGGGTGTGTGGATGCAGGAATGCCCTGCTTCTCATCAGTAGGTCAATCACTGACATTGTGACAGCGAAATTATGGCACACAAAGTAAGAGACGAGATTGTAAGGCTCCGCAAGTTGCTAGACGAAACGGAGGACCCACTGACCATTTCTGCATTACAAGGGGCTATCTATGCCCTGAAGTGGCAAGAATCGCTAGGCGGTGCGGCTAAGGAACCTATCCTTGCTCCGTCCAAAGAAATCGCAAAAACAACAAAAACAAGTTGACCTTTCTATTCTATCCGAATAGACTTGTAGGTGATTAGGTCAGCATACAGATTGAAAAGTTTTTCCGCGAAATCGCTCACACAGAGCGTAGAGACCGAGACTGGACTACTGTGTGTCTGACCTAATCATTCAGACCTAAAGCCGTTCGGTCTCTTTTCTTTTCCGACCGCCCAAAGTCTGACCGTTCTTCTATAGGTATGAGTCCGGCAAAATCAATCCTATGGCGTGTAACAGGGATTAACTTGTTCACCCACCCTCAGACGCTGAAGTATCTCAGCGGTTACTTGTTTAGATGTCAGGCCATCTTTAATGACACGACAAGGAGCGTTCTCCACAGGGAGTTTCACCGTGCAATCGCTAAAACTCGAATATGGCCTTAGGGGTGACCGTGCAATGCTGATAAACTCACGGGGTACAGGAGGAATATTATGTACGCAGACCCTGAGCGTCAGAAAGCGTTTAGACGGGAGTATTTCCAAACCAAGACTAAACAATTAAGAGCAGACCGCAAGGCACAAGGCATATGCCGTTGTGGACGTGGAGAATGTCTGCCTAGTCGTGCTTATTGCTTACAATGTAAGGCGTATGAACCAGTCATACGCAAGCGTAAAATAGCACGACGAAGAGAGATGGGACTGTGTCTTCGATGCGGAAGCCGACCTCAAGAGAAGGATGTCACTTGTGACCGATGTAAGGTCAAAGACCGACTGAAACGTACCGCAGAACGACGACAAGTCTTAGACCATTACGGCACAATGTGTGCTTGCTGTGGGGAAAAACAGGCACAGTTCCTGTGCATCGACCACGTCAATAATGATGGCAATGTACACCGAAAAACGTTGCAAACAAACAACATTTATCGGTGGCTCCTACGCAATGACTTTCCAGTGGGATTCCAAGTGCTGTGCTTTAACTGCAATATGGCTAAAGCCATTTATGGCAAATGTCCACATCAAGCGGCACCATCACCACCCGGAACACGGTCATAATTGCCAAGTTAGTTAAAAACGTTCTGTAAATCGGTAAGGTGAAAGGTCAGAGCAGTCACCCGTCAACAAGTTCAGTAAATTCTGTAAGGGAACCTAAAGGGTACATCAAGCCCACACAGGCCGGAGCTATAGGAGAGCAAAGGCAATGGGTGGTTGTGTTCTAAATTCAGTAGTAACTAAGGAGAAGAATCTAAGGATATGGGAAAAGTACAAAATATCTATGGGTCAGTAACGCGGTCTGAGGCGATGAAAACTATCATCGCTCTAAGCAAGGGCGATGAATGGGGTTCGCCCCTTACGGTTTTAGTTACGGGGCCAATGGGTTCATCAAAGAGTGCGATGTTCCATGACTTGCAACGTGCTTTGCCCACACACGATGGGTACTTTCACGATTGCACAACAAACGAAGCTGGTGACCTCCTGATGCCGTCTGTCACAGACAAAGACGCTGAGGTGCCTAAACTCCGCTTCGCTCCAGCAGAGACGCTAGGATTCACTAACAAGCGTCCTGTATTCATCTTTGCGGACGAACTGGACAAGGCTCCTAAAGCCATTCAGAACGTCTTTAACCGCATTGCTCACGAAGGGGCTTTGGGCAACTATGTATTGCCTCCGGGTTCGTTTATGGTGGCTACGTCCAACAGAACTGAGGAAGGTCTGGGGGATAATCGGCAGGCTAACATGCGTGACCGCACGGTGAGCATCGACATTAAGATGCCTGACTCTAAGGAGTGGATAGAGAACTACGCTCTAGGAGCTAACGTGCATCCTACCGTGCTAACTACGGTCTCAGAGATACCGGATATGCTGGCAGACTTTAGGGACGTAACAAAGGCGGCAGACAATCCCTACATCCATCATCCGTCCGAGAATCGAGAACACGGCACAAGCTGTCGGTCGCTGGCTAACGCTTCTAAGGCTCTGTATCGTCTCGAAAAGGACGGACTCTCGGCAAGCGTCATAGCACACGTTCTTACAGGCATAATCGGTGCACCAGCGGCGGCAGAGATGATTTCAATTCACACTCTGCACAATGAGCTCCCTCGATATGACGAAGTTATCAAGAGTCCTGAAAAGGCTAAGATTCCTTCAAAGTCAGCGGCTATGTGCCTGTTCGTCTATACAGCTATACAGAGGGCAGAGCCTAAAGATGTAGCTTCACTAATGAAGTACGTGCAGCGTCTACCGTTGGAGCAACAGGCGATGTTTTTCTTTGGTGTTATCCGCAGTCCTAAAGCGGCACAGCTTACGCCTGAGAATGGAATGATAGATTGGGGACGCACAAACTCGTGGCTTACCCGCAATGATAGTTAGAGTCCTATTCCCATCTCATCGAACCACTTCGGAGTTTCGCCTTTCACTTCAAAGCGTGTCTGAAACTTAATCGACTTGCGGTAGTTATCGCCCGGAGGGAGATATTGGAGATTGTTCGGAACGTGCAAGCCTGAAACCATCTTGCCGTGCAAGGGGATGATGTGGTCAACCGTCATCCCCTCTGGGCAATCTCGATAGGTTTGGCGTATCTTTGTGAGGTCTGACCAAGGGGGAATACGTTGTTTCTTCGCGGCTTCACGCTTGCGTTGAATGTGCAGATTGTAGGCTTTGGTATTCGCCTCTCCGTGAATCGTGTGGCAATTTCGCTGTACTTCACGAGCCAAGCATCCACAGGAACGTGTCGCAACTTTACCAGTGAGATTGCCGCGTACCACGTAGACAGTGTTGCCGCAGTCACACAAGCACTCCCATTCAGTGCCTTGTCCGTGGCCATTTACCTGTCCGCGTAGTTTGTGAATCTTAATGGCAATCAGACGGCCAAATCGCTTGCCACCTAAATCGTTTTTGAGCAACGTGGTAGCAATCATCTCTTTGGTCTTACATCCACAAGAACGAGAACGTCCATCCGCTATGCAAATAGCAGTCACGTGACGTTCAGTCCCACACTTACAGCGACATAGGGCTTTATGCTTATTAGATATGGGCGTTTCCAATACAGTCCAGTCGCCAAAAGTCTGCCCTTGCTGTATAACGGGATATTTCATTAACGCACCAACTAACGGTTATTATAACATTGAGAGAGTCTTTACAGGAAGGCAAAAATCAGAGATGGTTGGTGGCCTCAGACAACTAATTTGTAAAGGCTCCCACTTTTACTTTGGAGAATCTATGAGTGCAAGAGGCGACATTATGCGGCTTATAGGTCGCAAGACTGACCCGGTTAGCATAATCACAACCACCACTTACAAGTACACGGCCTCAAACAAGAAAGATATAAAGACCCTCAATGAGGGGAATATACCGCGTGATTTAGGTGTGGCGATACACGTTCTAAGGCTGAACGGGCACACCGTCACAAAGGAGCGTTGGGACTACGAAGGTGGATTTTCTTTTGATGTAGTGGAGAAATAAATGGCAAAAGCAATAACCAAATACAAGGGTTTCAGCTACGAGGACGAATCACGGCCTTTGGCAAAGGTGGCTTATATGGACGGATATGCTTTCGGTGACACGTTGTTGGAGGGCGTTCCGTTCAAGTGTGAAGTCACTGACAGTGGTGAATTGCAAGTCGGATTTGCAGAGCCTACGGGCTTCTACGAACAGGAGCTTAACCAGCCTTTATGGAATGCAAGGGCTTTGAAATACGCGAAGGAAGAGGACGTTTTCTATGAAAACGCAGAACTGACGGCAGGGGAAGATTTGTACTTAGAAAAGGCAGACTAAAGATATGGCAAAAGCAGTACAGCAAAAACTAACCGCAGAACAAAGAGTCACCAAAGCACTGGTTTGGATACTCAGGTCGCCCAACTTCCTAAGTATGTACCCCACGGCCTGTATCGGGGAGACTCGCGTAATCCACGATGAAAAGGCGTGGCCGTCACCGATGAAAACCGGATACACGGACGGTCGCAATATCCGGTTTTGGCACGAGTTTGTTGATAACTCATCAGACGAGACTTTACGAGCGGCAATCCTTCACGAAACAGGTCACATTCTCGCACGTCACATACTGAATTATCAGCACCTGTGGCATCAGAATGCACAGCTTGCCAACATCGCGGCAGACCATTGGGTGAACAATATGCTCAAGGCTCACAACGACACGGGCATAGCCATTGGTGCGGATTGGTTCTGTGACCCTAAGTACGCCGACAGTTCCAAGTGGGACGTTACAAAGATTTTCAAAGACCTTCAAAAGAACGGCAAAGGACAAGGCAAGTGCAACGGTAACTGCCAACAGGGTAAAGGCTCAGGACGGCCTAACGGCCAATGTACCTGCCCACAAGGGTTCGATGAACACGGCTGGGAAGATGGAAATTCCCTAAGTCCTGAGGAACAAAAGCAACTGGCACAGGACGTAGACCAAGCTATTAGGCAAGGACAAAGACTCGCGGGGCAGATGAATGGCAACAAGGATTTAGCCATAAATGAACTACTAAAGGTACGGACAGATTACAAGGAAGCATTCCGAGAGTGGATGCGTACCTACACTCGTGGTGGAGATGACTTGTCGTGGGCTAGAGTCTCACGAAGGGCTATAGCGAACGGTGAACTAATGCCCGGAAGTATCTCTGAAGCTATGGGTGAACTGGCAATTTGCATAGACACTTCGGGCAGTATCTCGCAAGCAGAGCTAACGGTGTTTCTGTCTAACGTGGCTCTCATCACTCAGACCATTAAGCCTCTAAAGATTCGGCTAATTTACTGGGACACGGTTTGCCACGGTATAGAAACCTATGAGCCGCACCAATATGACACAATAGCTCAGAGCACTAAGGCTAAGGGTGGTGGTGGTACACAGGTAGAATGCGTACCGCCTTACCTAGAGGCTCAGGGCATCAAGCCAGAGGTGATACTGGTTCTGTCAGACGGTTATTTGTTCTCACCACCACCGGATTTTCCTGCTCCTACGCTGTGGGCGATTCTTCCGGGCAATGAGGGCTTTACTGCACCCCTACCACAAAAAACAATTCACTTGCCGGATGGGTGGAGTGAGGATTGATGATGGATGATGACTGACTACCTAAAGGGGCAGAGGAAGTGGCTGCGTAAGACTGGAGTCACAGTAGGAAGTCCCGTGATGGTGATTGCAGAGCCTACGGGAACAATCGAGGATGAATCGTGGGGGTTGCCACTGGAGTATGTAGGGAAGGCGACGACTGTCAAACAGATAGACTCTGACCGTATCCGTATCAATCATCCTACGAGTGAGAGTCCCCTAGTTTGGTGGGGGGCTCCTTTCTACTGTCTAGTACCTGTAGAGGGGTCAAGATACTGACAAGATGTCAGCGAAACCGTGAAAAACATACAGTCTGGATGGTGTAAGGGTGATGCTCTAGTCGCACGTGCTCAAGGTTGGGAATTACGGGTAGACCACGAAGGACGCCTTTGGGCTGATGACGTATCCAGAGGCATTAGATTTAATGGAAAGGCATTCCAAACCGTCCTAGAGACTGCAATGACAGGGGATGCAGCAGCCTACAAAGCTTTGCGTTGGCTGGCAAAGAACAATCCGTCCTACAGGAAGTGGAAAAAGACTGTACGGGCTATCTATAAGCAATTCCATCGTGTCAAAAGCACAGAAAGGACATAATTTGATGGCTACACGACACTTCAGGTCTAAATGGTGTTCCCTTGGTGCGTTCTTGTGTCGAGACCCTTCACATTGGAAGTGGGAGGAAGTACGAGATAGAAACGGGAACGTGACGCCGTTAGTGTGGGATTGGCAAGAACATTGTGTGGCTCTAGCCCATCGGCAGACAATGGATTCGTTGGTCGACCAGGCTATGACGGGCAATGTTCAGTACCTAAAGGCTCTGGGCGTACTAGCTTGGCAAAGAGAGGACTATAAAGAGTGGAGGCCGACAGTTTTGAGCCTCTATAGGTCGGTGATGGAGAAATGAAAGACGACTACGTAAAACAGCAATCTAAGTGGTTGGAAAATACCGGATTGCAGGTTGGTGATAAGTGCATTGTCGCGTTTTCACCGTCTTCTTTTGAGGAAGGCGAGAATTGGCACGGGTGGACGTGTGGGTGGGCTGAAGAGATGAACGATTGCGTAGGGAAGGTGGGGGTGATTCAAGCTATCGGGACGGCATACTATCACGCTGAGACGCCATTAAAGAACGGCATAGGGCTTGTGGTTCCGGGTGATGGACATCCTCAAGACGCTAAGGCGTGGTTCTATCCTTTCTTTTGTTTAATTCCTGCTGGAGATGAATAACTATGACAAACGAAGACAAGGCAACGAAACTTTATCTTAAGGGCCAGACCAAGTGGTGCAAGAACGCCAACATTGAGGTTGGAACAAAGGTCACCATCTTACAGGCCGCTGAATCGAATCAAGCAGGATGGCCGTCTCCCTTTCCTGAGTTTATGTTAAATTACGTGGGTAAAACAGGCACAGTGGTATGGCCAGATGACGTTGGTGGGGTGATGGTGGAGATGGAGGACGGGATTACTGTCCACTTTCCCTTCTTTATTTTATGCAAGGCTGAGTGATGCTCAAACGCAGTCCTGACAATCTCTACGTCCTCTGGTCTCGCTACCTTAAAGGACAGAGCAAGCTATGGAGTCCAACAAGAAAGCGTATGGCTAAAGGATTGCCGTTGAATACGGTGGTAGGGCAAAGACTCCATTTCCGTAAACATAACCGTATCGACACTTGGGCGTTGCGGATTTGTCCATATGGCACAGACCCTAATCAAGCAAAGTAATCAGATTGTAATGTCGCGGTACGTTTTATAATGACGAATGTCAAACAAGGTAGAAAGCGACACTTTGAAATGTTGTGCTAATTCTCGATACGTTAAATGCGAGTGCCGTATATGCCAGACATCTTCTTTAGTTAATACACGGTACTGGGGACGATGTTCATGAATGCGACTGGCAATATGTTCTTTGGAGTGTTTTGAACCGCGATTTGCTTCTGCCGCCGCAAGAATCGCCGCAGTCGGGATGTGGCCCAGTCTGGCAATTCGTGACTTCTCGACCACGGCAGGATGCTGTTTTCTACCAGTTAAGGCTTTACGTATTTTCTCAATGGCCTGCGGGGTCAGTTTACGCCCCTTTCTCGCTCTAGACATTTTTTGTCGAGTGAGCATGGTGGGCTTCCACCCTAAACAGCCCTCTCCTCCTAAGGTGGCATTCGTAAGCGGTGCTCCAATAGAACGGTAATACGCAATCCAATTCGGCTCCGCGTCGATATAACCGCGAGCGTCACAACCGCTCTCTAAAATTACCATCAGCGGACGATGTCCCGTTCGGAGTAAACCCTGAATCCAATGCGCTTTATAGCTACGAACTCTCAAGGCTCCATTACAATGATCGTTTAACCGCTTATAAGGATTACCACTCCATCCGATATACCGCACCCGCTTGGTCATCGGGTCAAGTAACGCATAGATATGCCATTTATATTGCATATCTCTAGTATAACTCATATAAAAACCCTTTATCTGTCCTAAAAATGATGACCCAAATAAAGAAGACTATCTGAGTGGAAAACGAAAAATCAGGGATTGACGTATTGTACTCACCGAACGGCAAATATGTCGGGTGGTTTCTGGATAAACACTATGTCTTTACGCCTTGGAAGCCGTCTGTGACACAAGGTTTGGGCCTTACGCTCAACGAAGCCGTTCAGTGGGCATTGAGAATGCGGGAGAGCGGGTATAAAGTACGAATCTTACCCGCAAATAAAAAACTTTAGACTTGACATCCGTAGAGACTTTTTCCAAACTGTTAGTGGGTAAGCTACGAACAATAGGCTTGAAAAGTTTGTGCAGATAAATCCCTTCGGGGATTTTTAGAGGCCGAGACCGTGCTTGTTGTTCTGAGCTTACCCGTTCAGACCAAATGGTTCGGTCTCTTTTTCGTTTTAGAAAGCCTTTATTGGCCTCCGAAAGCCGAACAGTTGGGTGTGGCGTCGAGAACATATACGCCACTACAGGCAGTCCGACAGTTTTGAATGAGATTGTGGCGTTTCACCACGATTCCCCTCCCAAGGATTATGAGCTTCAAGCGTGGCAAATCAGACCAATCGAAGATGAAAAACCCTAAAATCCGACTCACTGGCAGGTCAAAGAGCGGGAAGTATCACGGGTATTGGGTGGTATCAGACGGTGCAGAACATCCAAGCTCTCAAGGCTATTCCCGATGGGTTTTGAATCAATGGATGGAATGGGCGCACTATATGGCCTCAGGTGATATTTCAGGTGATATTGAGGCGAACTACGAAATCCGTCCTGTTGATTAGGGGTCAAGCACTGACATCGTGACAGTGAATTATGATTCTCTAAGGCCGAAGCCCAAGCGGTAGATATAAGGTTTACTGGCGGTCTGTTTGGGAAACGAAGACTTTGGGATATGAGCAGTGGAAAGTAACGAATGTAGCGTTCACTCTGAACGGAGCTATACAAGCCACGATAGACCACCGGGCAATGTGTCCCGAAGACCCTCAGTATGTAATACCTGCTGAGTTAGAACAAGACTTTCTGAGTGGGAAGATACAGGTGAAAGAATAGACTTGTCCGCAGGGGAGCACCGTGTATCATACTTAGTATGAAAGAAGTGCCCCTCACAAAAGGACAGGTAATGTTTGTAGACGATGCGGATTATGCTCTCGCAACGACACGACGATGGTGTGCCGTGTGGGACGAACATTCCCAGTCCTACCGAGCCAAAGGTAATATAAAGACATCTGGGGGATATAAACAGGTCACTTTCCATCGTTGGTTATTAAATGCCCCGCCAGAGTCACAAGTTGACCATCGAGACGGCAATCCCCTCAACAATCAACGCGAGAATTTGCGGCTTGCCACGCACGGACAGAATCAACAAAACAAGAAACGTCAACGTAATAACCTGTCAGGTTTCAAGGGTGTGTGTTACGTTACCGCCAAGCGCAAATACAAGGCGTATATCTCCAAAGATGGAAAGCGTTACAACTTGGGCTATTTTGGCACCGCTCAAGAGGCGGCAGATGCTTACGCTGAAATGGCAAAGGAACTTCATCAGGAGTTTGCCTGCCTTGACCGCTAACGTTCGGCCACTGAATTAGAACCAATTCGGCTTGGCTAGTTCGTCGGAGTATTGTGTCTAAATGAAGTTCTCTATTCAAGGACGGTCTCAAGACAACAGATATTGTGTCTGGTATAAACGGCCTCGAATCGAGTGGAAGAAATATTATTCATTTGACAGTCGGACACTAAATGAGGCCGTTGACGAAGCAACACAATGTTGGCGTGCTTGGTGGGAAGGAAATCTAAACAACACCTACGCATTAGCAGTAGTTTCAGAAAATGAAGCACCGGATTAGAGTTACAGGATTCGCCCTGATTGAGTTGTTTCTTTTTTACCCTTTGTGTAAAATAGTAGGTAATAAATGAATTTTCTAACAGTCGATGAAGTCATAATCAATCCCGCCTTTGACGCTTTACTGCACCCTCTACAAACTGACGAACTGCGTGTTCTCAAGGAATCTATGCAAGCCGAAGGCTGGGCAGAGGAACATCCGATGTGTGTCTGGGGTTCCACTTGCGTCGATGGGCACAACCGCTACCGGATAGCTCAAGAATTGGGCATCACACAGATACCCGTTCAACCTAAGTTTTTTGAAAGTAACAATGAATGTCGAATCTGGATGTTCAGACAACAGATTGGACGGCGTAACACGAGTGCTGAACAGCGTAGCCTCTACGTGGGACAGTTGTTCTTAGCCCTCAAAGACCAAGTAGGCACAGCACAGGCCGTCCGAGAGATTTCAAAGCAAGAGAACCGCTCAGAACGCCAAATATACAGGGATGGCGACCTGTCCAAAGTCTTTGATGGTGCTACCTCAGAACTTCAACAGAAATTCCTAAGTGGAGAACTAACGGCTAAAGAGTTGACCGAGACCCTTAAACCTCTAGTAGCTCCTGTACCGATAGAGAAACTAAGCAAAGAGGAACAACAAGAAAGACACAATCAAGCTTTCCCCGCTCTCTGTCACAAAGTAAGTGAGAGGACGATAATCGGGGTAAGGAACATGAAGGCTCTGTGTGGAGACATAGACCTAGTGTTCAAGAACCAAGGATTAAACCTAGCTGATTACGCACCTACCATTGCTCAGTATTGGATGGCATTTAGTGAAGTGATGGACGAAGCACAGGGACTTGCTCGACTTGTGTATCAGGATGGAGTTTATAAGATTCCTGAGTTACCAGAGGATTTATGACCAGAGAGGGAGAGGAATTGGTTGAGAAGGCGCGGGTGTTTTTGAAGCAGCGAAATAAGGTCGAGTACGGCACACCAAGTGTGAATTACACGAGTGCTAATGCGGCAGAGATGGCTGACTTCGCCCAACAGGTCGCAGACGAGAGGGTGAGGGGCATAGGTGTCAAGGAAACTTGTGAGAACGGGCATGATTTTATAAAACTGCCTAACCATCCCACGAAAAATGGATTGGCACGGTGTCCATACTGCTTAAGCATCGGTTTTGACAAACTGTTGGAGTCCGGCAAGAGGCAGGGATGACGAGCCTCGCAAAAAAGTTTTGGGATAAGCGGCAAGGAGCAACTATGAACGAACGGGATCAAATCAACGAGCGAATCGCGGAGTGGCTTGGGCTGTGCTGGCACGAGTTCAGGGTTAAGCCGTTGCCGGTGCTTGGTGTGCCAACGTGCATCCATTGCGGCGAAACGACCAGCCGCATTTCCCTTGAGCACAGTGACCAGAATCCAGATTTCAGCACCTTCCCCGGAATGGAGATACTGCTGGCCGGGCTGCGGCTAAAGGGATGGAATGTGAAACTTTTCTCACATTCAACCGATCCCCAGTCCGCATCCATTTTCGTGCCTACGGACAAATACAAGACCAGTTTTGCAAAGGCTGACACACTCCCTGACGCTCTGTGCGAGGCAACTTTGAAACTTATCGAATCGGAGGCTAACGATGCCGGATCAGAAAACTAGAGAGGCGATAAGGAATTTGCCAGTGAAGCGTGACATCTTCTCCGGAGTATCATCTGCCGACCTCAAGGACTTGCTTGATACGCTCACCGACCTAGAGGCTGAGAGGGATAGGTACAAGGTGGCGTTGAACTTCTATGTGCATACGTGCGACCAGGAAAAGGAGATTCGAGACAAGCAGATCGCCCTTCTTGTGGCTGAGTGTGATAAGCGCGGCGTCAAAAAGATGGACTTCGATGAGTACGTAGTCGGACAACAGACCATCAAGGCCTTGAATCAACCCGTGACACTCAGTATTCGAGCGGGGGTGGAGTTCTCGATTTACAACAACGCAATCCCCAAGTTCACATTGGAGTTCAGGTGCAAGGTCGAGACCGAGAACGGCGGATGGAGCGGATACATCGTACCCGTCGAGAAGTTCGACACCCTAGACGAGATGTTTAAACGAGCGGCGGAAGCGATGGTTAACCCTTTTGTTCTTACCCCGACCGAGCAAAGTGAAGCAGTCTGAGAAAATTATGAGTAATAAATACACCATTACCGACGATATACCAATTCCCGAACCTCAACAGAGAACACACATAGGACTTACTGCCACTCTCCGGTCAATGGAGGTGGGACAGAGTATTGTTCTGCCTAAAGATTCAAGACCGAATGTTCTGAGCATTGCACAGGCGGCGAAACTGAAGATACGGACGCGCTCGGAGAGTGTGGACACTATTAGGGTGTGGAGAGTGAAGGATGATACGTAAGGCCATCTGTATTTTATTCCATCGTTGGTATCGAGATAAGGACGGTAAGCCCGGTGCTTATTGCCCGAAGTGTAATTTAGTGTGGACTTGGGGAAATTGTAAGGAGAAAAATGCAGACAAGTAAAATTCAGCATATTGGAGAGATTAGCTCTTTCAATACAGACAATGGATTACTCTATTCCGTACCTCTACGGTTAGAAGACGGGTCAGAAGGTTTGACCTTTAAGAAGTCGGCAGACGCCTTGAGCGTCGGTCAGGAGATTACCTACACCATCGAAGAAAAGACCAGTAGACAGGGTAAGACCTACAACAAGATTACTGAGGTAAAAGAGGATACTCGGCGTGGCTCTAGTGGTGGCGGTAAGTCCTACTCCGACCCAAAGACAATGATTTTGGCGTTCAGTAAGGATGTAATCGTGGCCGCTATGTCTAACGGTCTTATCGAACCAGACGCCGACTACTTTCAAGCAACAATCGACGGTGCTGACAGGTTTATGCAGTGGTACGAAGGTCACAGTGGTAAACAGAACGTGGAGTTTACTGCTGATTCAATGTCAGTAGCTCGTGATGTACCTCAACAGAGACAAGAATCTGTAGAACGTGCGTTTACGGGTGACCCTGTTGCCAAGAACCTTGGAGATATGATTACGTCCAAACAGATAGGACTCGTCCGTGCTAAGGCTCGTGAACACAATATCGACGCTGAAGCTCTGTGTTCAGAGATGTTTGGTTGTGATGTAGAGGATTTAAGTAAAGAGTCGGCAAGTAGTTTTATAGACAGACTGCTGGAGGTGGCTAAAAGTGGTGGAAGATAAGTACGCATATCTCGATGACACGCCGGAGTCCATCTACAAAGAACTCAAAGACCTAGAAACCTCTCTGTTAGACGCCTCTCAGGGCGTTAGAGATAAAGGCCGACAGGCCGTCAATGCCAAAGCGGTCTATGATGCCGCCAAACACACCGAGTTGGTGCATCTCTACGCTGACGAAGCGGACACTCCCGGTCTTAAACGAACGGAACTGCAACGAGCAGTCTTATACCGTACAAAACACGCCACGGAGCGTCTGGCGTGGGTATTGGCCGACAGGGAGTATGAGGTAGCCAGAGACTACGTTAAGAGCTTACAGGCGGTTCTAATGAGCATCCAGACACGTTCTAGGTTGCTACGAAAAGATTTCGACTAAATTTCCCAAAACCAAAGCAGAAAGGAGAATGACATTATATGTCTAAAGTAGAACCACGTACTGTTACCAGTACTTCTGACTACAATCTATTCACTCGCCTTCCGGGTAATCGTGACATCGACCCGATTCACGTTAATAACCTAGTGAAAGCGATGGAGAAAGAGTACGTCTTTGACCCAATCTCCGTTAATGAGAGCTTCCAAGTTCTCGACGGACAACATCGCCTAGAAGCCCATAAACGCCTAGGCATCCCCGTGCCTTACTACTGGGATACCGTAGGCGATTTGGAGACCGTTCAAAAGCTCAACAACAGCCAAAAGAACTGGACTAATGAGGATTATACCAAGTCTTTCATCGAACGTGGATTCAAGGATTATGAAATCTACAAATCGTTCAAAGAGGCTTATGGTCTGCCTCACGTTATTTGCATCATCCTTCTCTCTGGAGAACATCGTGGTCGCAATAAGATGTTCAAGACTGGGAATTTTACAGTGCGGAATCTCAAGTTGGCACAGCAGAAAGCCACCATCCTCACTCAACTGGAACCGTACTTCTCTCATTGGAAAGAAGCGTCGTTCTTACGAGCTATGAACAAGGCTCTCATTAAAGAAGGATTTGACGTTCAGACCTTTATCCACAGAGCGGCGGCTAATAGCACAATGTTTGTTCCGTGTACGTCAGTAGACCAGTATCTTCTCTTGATTGAGAACGTCTACAACTTCGGTGCGGCTACCAAGACCGGAATTAGATTCGCGGCTGACGATGTGAACTCACCTTGGAAAGACTAGGAGATAGACAATGACACCTCAAGCATTACTTAAACTCGCGCAGGCCGAGAAAGAGCCTGAACCGTCTAGTAAGTCCGTGTGCTGGCCATATCTCGAATCTGCCCACATTCTCCGTCAAAAAAGGTGGATGTGGAAAGACATCAGTTCGTGGATGACGGAGCACGCGGGTATTACACTCAAAGACATCAAAGCGTGGCAACGACACCACCACCGTTGGGTTGCGGTGAATAACATTCCGCCAATTAAAAGGGAGAAACTGAAATGAGTCCTGAAGAATTACTTGAACTAGCAAGAGGGGTGGTGGCCAAACCACCCAAACTCAAAGGAATGATGCGTTACGCACGAGCGATGGAAGTCCTGCGTAGGAAAGGTTTTACGTGGGCGTCCATTGCAGAATGGTTTAACGAACAAGGCATTCCGGTCAAACACCCTCAATCCCTAGCGGCTACTCTTAGGAAATGGGGCAAGACTCCTGACTACTTGGAGTTCTGTGCTCAGGAAGACAAAGAGAGCGAACTGAATGTCCAGAGCTAAGGTAGGACTGGCTGACACCTACATAGACACCATCATTTTCCTTCGAGAGAGTGGGTACAAATGGCCGCAAGTCCAAGAATGGTTCGCCAAGCAGGGATTAGTGTTTAGTGTTGGTACACTTCAACAAGCACATCAGAGACACTTTGGTTCAACATACGTGAAATATGAGCGGAATAAGGTCTAGAAGGAAAGGGCATCTGCTAGAACGCGAGATGGCAAAGCGTTTCAGAGACTTAGGTTTCGATGCTACAACTTCTCGCTTTTCTTCGCGTGAGGAAGATAATAAGTGTGTTGACCTTTGTGGGGTAGACCCGTTTGCCGTTCAATGTAAAAGCACGGCGACTATCAACTGTCATACGGAGCTAGAGAAGATTGACGGCGGTTCTCGCTACAAAGTTCTTGTCCATAAGCGTAAGCAACGTGGGTGTATTGTGGCGTTACCGTTAGATGACTTTATGGAGATTGTTGAGCTTTTGGTGGCACACGGTTGCATCAAAACGAATTGAACGGTGGGATTGTTACCTTAGATTCTCTCCCGCTGTTCATAAGGGCATCCGGCACAACGGGTGTCCTTTTCTTATTATGATACGAGCAATTCCAACGTGGGTACTGACGAATATCAGTACGCCGTTCCTACCCAAGACGCATCCGTGGAAAGGTCGGTGGTTCACGTTATCAGACTGGGCTATACATCAAACATCGCTCTGTAAAGAGTTTGATTATGTATTTTGGTGTAGTGCTCTATGTGGTTGTGTTTTCTTGTATTTAATAACTCGCGGTTAAAGTGACTTATGAACCACGTAACAAGAGGATGTCTGGTGATGCTGGCGTTAGCCTTTGGGTTCTTACTCGTCCTAGTGGTGATGATGCTGATTCTGGCTAAGAACTAGTCAAGCACTGCCATCGTGTCAGCGATGCTCAATACTGCCGTTGAACGTCTCTTAGAACGCGACATCGACCTTCCTTTACGCCAAAAGGTGATGAAGGTTCTGATAGAGGTGCGAGAGTTTGAGTCGCCGTCCATTAGTCTTGGGAAGAGATAGAGGAGAGGAATGAAAATACTAAGCGGAATTAGACCATCGGGACGATTACATCTGGGGAATTTCATCGGTTCAATACTCCCCGCGATGAAATATGACGCGGAAGTATTGATAGCTGAGTATCATTCCATCGACGGAGATGCGGAGGATTTGATAGCTCAACTGTCCCCATTCTTTCCTGCATCGCGTATTAAGCGTCAATCTGAGCATTTCAACGCTAAACTCTATTTCAATCTACTGAGCTTGTCTCCTGATGGTTTGCTACGACATATGCCTCAGTATAAGAGTCAGGGAAAAACTGCCGATATGTTCGTCTACCCAGTGTTGATGGCTCACGATTTAGTGGGCTATGACAGGGTGATTGTCGGTGAAGACCAGAGGCCTCATATCGAGTTTGCACGAGATATTTTGCATAAAATCAACGAAGTGTGTCCTGAACCTATTTACGAGGGCGGAAAGGTGATGGACTTGCGAGACCCGACTCGAAAAATGAGTAAGTCTCTGCCGGAAAGTTGTTTCTTTCTAGGCGATGAACCAAACAAGATTATGAAAGCAGTGACAACTCCCGCAGGGCGAAAGAACCTTGAATTTATTGCAGATGCTCTCAACGTGGAGTATCCCTACGGAGATAATAAATCTCTCAAAGAGGCAATCATCGAGAAGCTGCCGTAAATATTTCAAAAGATAGGGGTTGACTTTTCCGTTGAGGGTGGCGAGAATAGTAACTGGCACGAACAGAATGGCTTTCTAGAGCATCACAATTTTAGTAAAAGTCCATAGAACCGAAAGGTGTCTATGGCAGAGACCGAGACCTTTAGGAGCCGTTCGTGCCGAATTGCTTTTCTTGGTCTCTTTTTTTTTGTCTCTAAACCCCGATGGCGACTCTTCAATTCAATCCCGAAGACTGGCTTACGCCCAACTCTTACGGCGACAACTATGCCGAACTGCCGCACGGGGCGGGAATATACATACTGGTTAGGGCTACTTGGCGTCCTGTGCCTAAGTTCCAAGTGCTCTATGTAGGAATGTCTACCAATATAGCCCAACGCCTAAAGGGGCACGAAATTAAAAAGCTGTGTGACGACTGTAATGGGGCTACTGATTATGTGCAGACCTATTTTCGGGCGTACCCTAAAGATGTTCTAAGACGTAGAGAACGCCGCCTCATTAAGGCGTGGAATCCCCCTTACAATTTACAACACAGAGAACGAGGGGAAGGATGAGTAAACTCCCCGCATTCCAATTCTATCCTGCCGATTGGCGAAAAGACCCTAGTGTTCAAGCTCTGGACTACCACGATAGAGGGGTGTGGTTTGAGATGTTATGCCTAATGCACGAGTCCGAACAGCGGGGTAAATTACTTCTTAATGGACTGAAGATGCCCGAAAATGTGCTTGCTAGGCTTTTAGGCTTGGATAAGCAAATTCTAACCACCACGTTAACCACGTTGTTAACCTATGGCGTGGTTAAGGTCGAAAAAGAGACGGGCGTTCTCTACTCTAAACGTATGGTTTCAGACGAGTTACTGAGACAGATACGGTCAGAAGCGGGTAAGTTAGGGGGCAACCCGATGCTTAAGCAAAAACCAACCCCTTCATCTACTTCTTCTTCTTCGTCTCCTAGTTCTTTATCTCCTAACGGAGATACACCGACAGAACGACCCAATCAAGAAACAACGTCTACAGAGGGGATGCCTAATAACCTTTCTGTGGAGATTGCTGGTGTTGTAAACGGTCAACCTAAAGACCCCTTACCTGCCCCCGACGAACGCTCTAAACATCCCGCAATAGTGGCCGTGCGGCAGATAACGAAAAAGTTTCCCAACAAAGACCTCTGGGACAGGATTATCAAACGCTTTGGTGAGAGTCCTGATGTGAGCCGTCTTCAGGAATGTTGGCTTGAATGGTTGGAGTGTGGATACAACAAAACATCAACAAAATGGTTGAACTGGTACTTCGACGGCATTCCCACTCGCAACGGAAATGGCAAAATCGTCATAACTCAGTCCACCAACCGCAAGACCGCTCGTGACTATCACGCAGAGATAGATGCTGAACTGAGATGATTCCAAACAACGTAGACCTTGAGAAACTGATGATTGGCGTTGCCCTGTTGGAACGTCGATTAACCTACGACCTCAAGCAGTTGTCTACTGTGGATTTTTACAATGCTCGTTTTTCTCGCGTTTGGGGTGTGATTGTTGAACTAGACGAGGAGAATGAACCCCTAGACATCGGCGTTATTCACCAACGGGTCAAAATTGAGGACTTTAGGCTTACAGAACTGTCTCAGTTGACCATTGGCGTTGCGTCTCTAACGACTCTGGGGAAAGAGGTGAAAATCCTCAAGAACCTCACAGCCCTTAGAACTCTACAGCGTGGATTCTCCGAGATAGGCGACAGGATTGAACACAAGGCCGACATAGATTCTATTGTTCTGGATGCCGAGAACCTACTGGAAACCGTCAAAGCAGACAGGAACGTGGTTGTGGGCACTTCAAAACCTGTAGCTCAAGTGTTTGAGCAAGACGTGTTTCCTCGCATCGACAAGTACGTGTCAGGAGAACTCGTCAAACTTCCCTTTGGGTTCGATTTATTGGATAGGTCAACTAATGGCGGTGTGGCTTTGGGTGAGCTTGTAATCTTTGGTGCCAAGCCCAAGGCGGGGAAGGCTCTAGCATTAGACACGCCCATTCCGACACCGCACGGGTGGACGATAATGGAAGCTCTCAATGTAGGCGATGAGGTTTTCGATGAAAACGGACACATTTGCCGTGTCGTAGCCGCCACGGAGACGATGCACGATAGAGAATGTTATCGAATATGGTTTGATGACGGCACCGACATCGTAGCAGACGCTGACCACCAATGGCTTACTCGCACTCAGAAAGCCCGTCGAAGTGAAACCCAGCTCCGTAATCGGAAAAAGCACGTTCCACAGCCCGACCCGCGTTTTTCTCGTGACAAGTCTGACCAACGGGAATTTGCTTCTATCAAGACAACGCGAGACATAGCGGAGACTGTTTACGACCCTAAAGATGGACGAGTAAATCACTACGTCCCCGTCTGCAAGCCCATCGACCTGCCAAAGAAAAACCTACCACTCGACCCTTACCTGTTGGGTGTATGGCTAGGTGACGGTAAAACGACCGATAGCCGTATCTACTCAGCGGACATCGAAGTGGTCAACGAGATTGAGCGGGCGGGTTATGAAATACGCAAAACTCGCACGGGCAAGTATGAGTATCGGGTTTATAAAATAAACCCTATTCTACGCCAAATAGGGGTCTTGGGTCGTAAACATATTCCTCAGCAATATCTTAGGTCTTCCAAAAAACAGCGGATAGCCTTACTTCAGGGTTTAATGGACACGGACGGCCACTGTGACACGCGGCGAGGTAATGGAGAATTTACAACAACGTCTGCTACGTTGATGACCCATTTCTTAGAGTTGACCGCATCGTTAGGGCTTAGGACTAAGATGTGTGTTGGCAATGCCACGCTGAACGGTAGAGTTATTAGCCGTAAGTGGAGAGTCACGTTTCACAGTCCGTTCCCAATGTTCCGTTTGTCCCGCAAGTTAGCAGTGCAAAAACGGTCAGGGTTTAAGTGTATTGATTTTCGAGGCATACGAGGTGTGGAACCGATAGAGAGCGTTCCTGTGCGATGTATTCAGGTGGATTCGCCGTCAAGTCTTTTCTTGGCAGGGAAACACTTTATTCCTACGCATAACAGTGCTCTGATGCTCCAGATAGCCCGACAGCAGGCAGAACAGGGTATTGAGTGCTATATCTGTTCTCGTGAAATGCTGAATTACGAGAACGGCCTGAGACTTATCACGCAGACATCTCCTTACACAGCAAACCATATGCGACCTAATCTCTACCGTGAGACAGGAGAACGCATCAAGGAACACGCCAGAGGGATGAAGTTGTCCTTACACTTCGATGACAAAGCTAAGTCGGTCAAAGATGTACGTAAGGAACTGACTCGACTTGAGGACAACGGCATAGACGTGATGTCAGTGTTCGTGGACTATGTGCAGTTGATGAAAGGGAAAGACACCAACAACCGTGCGGATATGCTTGAGGACATCATCTACGACCTGAAAGATTTAGCTCTGGAGCGAGAGATAGCCGTCTTTTGCAACGCTCAGTTCAATCGAGAGGGCATAGATGCCCTACGACCTAAGATGAGTGATTTCAAAGGCTCTAGTGCGATTGAAATGGCAGGAAACCTTATTCTGTTCTGGACTCTAGAACAAGAGATGAATCCAGATACTAAAGCTAGGCACGGTAAGTTTTGGATAGAGGCTGGGCGTAACGTGGCCTTTGATGAGTTCTCCATTAGGTTCTATGGTGAAAAAGCTCACTTTGAATTAGAGTAGTGCGGTATACTGGAGACGAGGCGTTTGAGTGAGTCACCACTCATAGCCTCTGACCACATTTCAACAATAGAGGTGTTCAAATATGGCTACTGCCAGTATACGCAATCATCCCTTAAGGGGAAAACATTGTCCCGTTAATGAATCCCGTCCTGACTGTCTGGTTAATTTCTGGGCACGAGTTGCCATCAGTGGTGAAGATGAGTGTTGGGAATGGCAAGGCGCTCGTCAGTCCCAGAATTACGGGAATTTAAGGTTCAACGGGCGACCCCACAAAGCTCACCGTGTAGCGTTCTACCTGACCTACGGGCATTGGCCTATTCCTAAGTGCTTGCATTCCTGTGACAACCCGCCGTGCGTCAATCCGGCCCACTTATCCGAGGGCACTCAGTTGGATAATGTACGACAGGCGAAAGAGCGCGGTAGACTGCGACCCGTTCGTGGCGAGAATGCGGTTCGCACTTCTCTTAAGAACGCTGACATCCAGAAAATACGTCAACGATTAGGGGCGGGTGAAGCCCCTCTTAGCATTGCGAAGGCATTTGGAGTCGAACGTCCTGTGATTTATCAAATCAAGTGTGGTAAAAACTGGGCGTCGGTTTGATGCGTTCGACTTGATGTTCTACGGCGAGAAAGCGACGTTTGAATTGCAGTAGGAGAGCAAATGTCTACTAAAAGTACCATTTTGTATGATGGCAAAGGGCTTCATTTTTATGGGAGTAATATACTTGCCTCAGTAGAGGAGGTGGGTATATGCTAGGTGCGTGCAGCACGCGGTTGGCTGCGTACCTGACGCGTGAATCTCATTTTAGACCAAACGCTGTAATTGGCTTTACCTCTATGGAACTCGAACCCCTCGACGGTTATGTCGATGCGAGCGGTAATCAAAACACCGTCGATGACAAAGTGTTGACGGTGAACGGGGTCTTAAGTACGCCGGAACTTTGGAATGAATTTGACCGAGAGTGGCAGGAATTTTTGAAAGGTAAATGTTGGCGGGCGAATGAGAATGGTAAGTACGTCTTTCACGCGACCGATTTTTGGGCTGATGATTGCGACTATGCGCCCAAAGGTCTTTCAACCACTTTCAAAAAGATTATTTATGGACACCTTCTAACGCTCATTAAAAGGTACAGTCTGTGGCGTTTTGGAATGGCCGTTCTACTCGATGATCTGCGTAATTTTGAGAAGGAAGTGCCGCACGCTCGGGAGTTTGTTCTTAGTAAAGCCGGAACTATGCTTAGTAAGCTTTGTTTTGATGTGAACTCCGATTGGGCTGCGCGAACTAACAAATATGATCCTTCGATAACATATGTGTTTGAGTCCGGGGATGAGTGGTTTGGTGAGTTGGAAACCCAATTTAATACGGTTCGCAAACAATACCGAGGACGAGAACGGGAATTGACGGTATACGCCTTGGATGATCGGCCTAAAGACGACTATTCGCCCTTACAGGCGGCCGATATTATTGCTTGGGAATGTCGGCAATACTTTTTAAAGGGAGCAAAAGACCGAGACGCATTGCTTGCGGGCAAGATAAAACCGCGCCCTGAGCTGAGCTTTCTCCACGTCGAAGGTGAGAGCAGTTTTGCTATCTTTGACGAGCATCACATTGAGAGCCACTTTCAACGGCTAGTTGCGGATCGGCTAGAGGGAGCCAATATTGATCCGAATGTTCGTCTAATTGGCGATGGGAATCCGTTTACGGATCTTGGTCAGTTAGGGCGCCATATTGTCGATGAAGTGAAAAAGTTAGAGGTGGCAGACGTGAAAGCGAGACAGGCAGAAGCTCGGGCTAGGTATGAAGCAACAAAAAGTGACAAAAAAGATGCAAGATAAACTCGAAATGAAGAACGATGGCAAGGACGCGGATCGCTTTCAGAAGATGCTAAAGACCGTTGTGAGCGTCCCGAAAGATGAGGTCAAAAAGTACGAGGCTAAGCAAAAGAAAAAGCCCAAGAAGTCTTAGCCTTTCCGTTTCTTACCACGCTGTTTCTGAGGCCAATTAGTGGCCTTCTAATGAATAGCCGATTAGCGATGCATAGGTGAGACGTTTGCCGCTAATCGACTCAAGCAGACGAACGAAGCGAATCTGGTCGTTAGTCTCGCGTTCGTTATATCTGAACATTTGCTCCTCGACGTACTTTTGAAGATGTGCAGGCGATACGGAAATGTAAGTGCCCTTGATGGTTCGCTTGAGAAGCGACCAGAAGTTCTCAATCGAGTTCGTATGCACATTGCCACGAACGTACTCGTGAGCGTGATTGATAACTTCGTGACGGTACTCCTCGACCATCTGGTAAATCTTGCGGTAGCCGCCAGCGTCGTCGGTCATAACAACCGAACCCGCTTCGATGTTTTCAGCGATAGCGGTCTGGCAAGTCTCAGTGTCCGCAATCTTGATAACCCTAGCCCGAACCTTGCCGCCACGCTGAACCATACCCATAACGCCAGTCTTGACGGTATAGCCGCGAGTCATATTAAGTTCCTTGCGTTTCTTGGCGTGCATATTCCGCGACTTGCCGCCGATGTAGGTTTCGTCCATCTCGACCGTACCGGAAAGCTTCTCGATGGTTCCGAGCGTCATAGCGGTGCGGATGCGGTGAAGCACGAACCACGCGCTTTTCTGAGTGATGCCAAGCGCACGGTGAAGCTCGTAGCTGGAGATACCGTTCTTTGCATTCACGATCAGCCACATAGCGAGGAGCCACTTTTCGAGGGCGATAGCCGAATCCTCAAAGATGGTTCCGACCTTAACGCTGAATTGCTTTTTGCACTCTTTGTTCTTGCACTGCCAGACCTTACGAGCGGCCATAAAGTGGTTGTTCTTTTCACCGCACTTTGGGCATACGGCTTGACCGTCAGACCATCGCATCGCGGCGATAAGGTCGATACAGAATTGCTCGTCAGCAAAGGCTTTCGCGGCATCTTGGAGCGTCTTTGGCAGTGGCGTTTCGTTAACCATAGACAGAGTTTCGCATAGAATGCTTACTGTGTCAAGTATATTAGTGCCATTTTTATGAAGACTGCTTTGATACGGAATATGTCTTCCTCGAACTGGGGTCTGGAGTCTGCAAGCATAGCTATCATACCGATACCGTTGCTATCCCCCGTTATATGTGGGAAGTCTTGCGTGAGCTAGCGCCTACTGATTTAAGTTTAGCGTCTAAGACTGATGCAGAGCTAGAGCAAATGGCTCTGGAACGTGCGAATACGGATATTGCACAGTATCGGGCAGACAAGAAAGGGCTTCCTCAGATGGTGACATTCCATCGAATATGGGGACATCACAGGTCGCGTAAGGCGCAAGTAGCTATCCATCTTGAGGCATACCGAGAACAACGAAAAAACCAAAAGGCAATTCTACGCAAGGCCAATGCTCTGAGACGTTTCAATCAAAAGGATTAAATGGAGGCATCTTATGAATCGAGGAAACCCTAACGGCCTACCAATGGCCATCAAAAACCGGAAAGATAAGTATGTCGGCCCGACAGTAGGTCAGAAACTGCACATCCTCGAAGCTCAGGTCGAGTTAATGACTCAATCACTAGAGGACATTAAGGAGAGAACTGATTGTCCAGATGCCCTAAGACTGGCTATAGGGGCGTTGAAAAGAAGTAAGTGGATAAGCGAACAGTGGCAAAAATGGCAAGACTGAAAAGGTCGGACACCAATCAGTATCACCTCTGGGGATACAACACGTCGACTGGTCAGCATCTTTTGATGAATTGGATGGGGCTTCTGTGTCTAAACACCGCCGTGATGCATTCAATTCAAGGTAACGACTACGCAAAACAGAACGAGATGGATGAGCTTTTCTATGTCCAAGCCGCAGATTGAGTTCTTAGGCAGAAGTCCCGTGGGGCAATACGAGATAGCATGGTTAGGTGACAGGAATAATTGGTTCTGGTATATGCCTCAGAGCCTTAATGAGGTGGTCTCTGTTTACACTACACGAATAATCCAAGATGGATGGGATAACACAAGATGGAGAGTACGCCCAGCGCTCTACGGGCCGGCAGTTGAACCGCTTTTTTGAGAGGTCAGAGGCGAATCTCTATCACGTTAAATGGTTTAGGAATGGACAGTGGAGAGTCCTGTACTCGTATGGGGAACTATCGTTGAATAAAGCACAAGATATTTGTGTTAATCGTAACGCACACATTCCTATGAGCACTCTTGTTATGGTGAAAAATGACAAGACCCTTAAATATGACGTTGAACCTGCATCTCCAATCCCGTTCTAAAACAAACAAGTATCGAATTAAGTATCGAGAGGTGGGTAAGAAATGGTCAAAGACGGGTTTTGCTTCAACCCTTAATGAAGCCGTTGAGACGGCTCATATCACGCAATATCCCGTCACGCGTAAGAATTACATTCTCACGGGACTTGGGAATGCGACCATCACGGTTGATTACGCTACGGGTACAACGGGTTTTCTTGTCCCTAAGATGGAGTTCAGGATAGTTCCTTGGAGACCTGACTTTTACTACCTCCGATGGGCACTTTGCTATATACAAATAGCAACGATGTTGTTCAGCGTGGTAGTAGGCACTTGGCTTGCTATTGACGGAGAATGGCTGTCTGTATTGAATTTCGGGTCTGCGGCTGTGAATCTGATAGTACTGATGTGGCTATGGAAAAATCTCCCAAGAAAATAGAGAGGTCTCCGAGCGGTCGCTATGTCCTTGAATACTACTGTTCGGAACAGTGGCGTGCAGTGCTTCGCATATTTCCACTAAACATCGCTGTTGAAGAGTCCCTGAAAAGAAATGCAGACAAAAAGTCTTGGTGGCAACACAGGGTCGCGTCTTTTGAGATTTCACAATCCACAGATAGTTGAGTCGGTGTTGAGGGACGCTGTTCAAGGTAAGTTTTTGCACCACAACAGACCAGAATCAGAACAAAGACCAGCTAGAACGGTAGAAGAAGCCCTAGAGAGACTTAAGAGATTAGTTCCTGAGTACAAGTCCTATATTCGAGACGAGAGGCTAAAAGATGTGTACGAGGACTATTCTCAATTAGAGGCTTTCCTTGCTTCAACTTCGTCGGAAGGCTACTTAGCCACCTCTGACCACATCCGAGAGCTTCTACGTGCCTCCAAGCGTCAGGAATCAACACAAATATCAGACCTCTGTACTGAGGCACAGTGGAACTTAATCCTTCGATTGGGCGGAACGGAACCTAGGCCGACAAAGTTGATGGCTGGAAGAATCATAGCTTTTCTGAAAAAGAAAAATGGAAAAACCTAAGAAGCGTTTCGGAGACGCAGGCTGGTTGGACAGTCCAGATGAACAGTGCTGGCTTGATTCACAAGCATTCCAAGACTTTCGGCTCAAGGTCGCTGACATCTTGTCAGTACTTGACCGTTGGCCGGATGGTCGTGTAAAAGGTTGGTCTGTACCCGAGTTATTGAGAGCCTTGGGCGACGATGCCAACCCACGGTGGATTTACAATGCACTCAAGAATATCGACAACCTTGTGGAAGATGTCTCTGGCTCTCTGATTCGCTATAGAATCTTAGATAGGCCAGTAAAGGACATCTACGGTAATCCCAACAACTTTAGGATTAGGAAAGATGAAAAACAAAAGGTTTGAGCATTTTCAGCGTTCGCCAACAAACCGATATGCCCTCAATCATTGGGAAATCACACAAGTCGGCTATCCACCGACCCTGTGTTGTGTGTGGCGACAGCAGATGAACTTAAACGAAGCCATTAGGTTTATGGTAGACGTGGAAGACACTGCTACATCGTGGATCGAATTGGTGAGTGAAGAGTATGAGAAGAACTAAGAAGGGATTCATCGTCCTCAGAGAGAGCCATAATGCCTTAGAGGTAATCTGGAAAGGTGTCTACATCCTAGCCGTGATAGGCGTGGTACTTATTGCTCCATGGATGGCACGTAAGGCACTCGAAGAAATCAGGAACGATAATAAATGACTTGTCAAAAGAAGGACTTCTTTTCCCGAAGTGCCGCCCAAAGATTCAAAAAGAACACACATCGGAAGTACGGGGATAAGCAGTCGTCTGTATATCAATGTCCGTCTTGTTCGACTCCCGACAAAGCGGTGTGGCATTTGACCTCAATGCCTCGTGGCAAGCGACAGTACATACGGAGAGATTAATGAACCACGAAGAAGAACGGCAAAAGATTGTCGATAGCGTTCTCAATCTCAATAAGTCTATCGCTAACTCTCTTGACCCAGAGACTCACGTGGCTCCAATCCGCTACCAGCCTTGGATAGAGTACTACTTAGAGAACAAATGCACTCTTGAAAAAGTAGGACAACAGTTCGGTGTATCCAGAGAGCGTGTAAGACAAATACTCAAGAAGTATGGTGTTAATCAACGTTGGTTGTGGTCTAGCAGGAATAACCCTCATCCGCCTAAGATGACGCCAGAGTTGTACACGGCGCGTTCTAAGGCAAGATTGTGGTCAAGGATAGATATAACGACTGACCCTGAGGAATGCTGGAATTGGACTGGTTATGTCAATAACAAACTAGGCTATCCTGCTTACAATGTCAGAGCTTTGCATCTGCCGTGGACACCAAAGAAAGACAACACGACTCGCGTTCAACCTATCGTTTGGTGGTTAACCTACGATAAAGCACCTGAACATTGGATTGTGACCCTGTGCAAGAACCATCTCTGTTGCAACCCAAATCATCTGGCAGACCTCCCTGCTACTGAAATGACAAGGTTCCGAGGGCCGATGAAGAATCGAGTGGTAAAGACCCATTGCAAAAGAGGACATGAGTACACACCAGAGAATACGTATGTCTGGCACGGTAAGTACGATGTTCGATGTTGTAGAACCTGTAGTCGAATTCGGGAGAATGCTAGAAATGCAAAGCTACGTTCAGCTTCAAAAGAACAGCAAAATTCATCTTGACAAGCAACGCCTTGGTTGCGAAACTGTCTATGGGTTAAGGGTGAGGACGGCTCGGCTTGGTCTCCATTTGAATAATGGAGAGTGTGAGAGTCCGTGAAATCATCTAACCGCTTGCCAGACGGGTCTGACACCCGTAATCCCCCACGCAGAAAGAATCAGAACGAGCGCTGGGAATATCAGTGCCAACGTTGCCGTTTCTGGAAACCTTGGAAGGCTTTCAAAGAGTACAAGCGACGGTTGAGATTTGAGAAATATATCGACCAATTCTGTAATGACTGCACAGCCTTTCTTGGTCGTCATAAAGACCGTCAACAATTCCGCCAACGGTCTCAATCTTCCAGACGCCGAATGGCCTTTCAGCAACCACTGTCTGATGCCGCTCAGTTAGAGATTGACCATTTCTACCGCCTCGCTCAACGTAAGACAGAACAAACGGGCATTAAGCACTCCGTTGACCACATAGTTCCTTTAATCCACGACAAAGTTTGCGGATTGCACGTACCTTGGAATATGCAAGTCCTCACCCTTGTGGATAATATAGCCAAGAGCAACAATTTCCTCGTACATAAGGAGATGCCTGACGGGCGTATTGTGATTCTGGATGTAGATATTGCCTATTTATTGCGGTGAACAAGAGAAAACTAAAGCCTTGGCAACTTGCTAAAGCAAGTATTCAGCCAAAACCTAAGAAATCAAGGTCTATGGCTAGGTCTGTCTTGCCGATTCTTCCTCTATCAGAGGCAATAAAAAGGCTCGGAGACGATGAAATCTGGGTCAAAGTCTCCAAGCGGATGCGGTACGATAATGAGGATTGAATTACTTGTTCAGTTTCTCAAAAAACAAGACGTAGAAGATGATTGCAAAGAGTAACCATTGTGCAAATCCACCGAGACGGACTACTCTTGGGTCAGTCCAAACGTAACCCAGTAGGGCTAGAATTAAAATTACGAGGTAGACGAGAGCTAAAAACATAGTAATCTCCTGTGTTTGAAAGGCTACATATCACGGTTGTTAATGTGATACTTTAACATTGTACGGAAAGGTCTTGCCTTATGACCTTTTTCTTTTGATAGGGAATGGAGTTCCGGTGTTCATTGTGGCGATGAGCTTATGCCGTCCTTCCATTCCCTATTTCTTTTTACTTACCTCTGATGAGTCAGGACTGCCTGCCTGTACCCCTAACCGATAAGCATTCTGTTCCTTAATGGCCTGTAGAGAGTCACTGATGCCCTTGACGGTCACCTTTAGGTCATTGATGTCGTTCTGCATCTGTTGCATCTGCACTTGCTGAGTAGTGTCCTTTTGGACAATACCCACAAACGATGCTCCGTAGCTGAACACTACCATCAGTAAAGCTGGCAATACGCCTATAGCGGCTAAAAAACCCTTTGAAATTACGACCTTCTCTGAAAGTTTGGTGTCTGCACGGGTCATAAGGCTTTCCTTTTTCGTTAACTCGTGACCCGTTGTATCCACCAATACAGGGTCGTTATCATTCGGTTCTACAGATATATGAACATCTGCATTCGGAGGCACGTGGAGGTCGTAGAGCCGTGCGGCAGTGTTAGGCATATTTGTTCTCCCTGTGCTCTGTGGGGTGAGCAGTCTTACATTCACACACCTCTTATAGTCTCACGTGGTTGAGTTTCACTTGAGTCTCCTGTCAGACACTCACTGTTCAACAATGGACGTTGGGCCATGCACCTCAAGCCAGCCGTGTTCCTCATCTAAGACTAACGGCCCTGTCACTGAGACGTGCTTACCCATCGCTGGAATCTTTAACGGTAAAGTATAACCATCACACGCTTTCTCTTCTACCACATCCCGTTGCGTTGGAATCCGTTCACACACAGGTTCGATAACCAGTTTCCCCATCTGGTCAGTCCTGTTCTTATCATTCAAAAGATTCTCTTCCCCTAAATCCAGAGTCAGACGGATATGTAAATCACCATCTGGTTCAGGCTTGGACGAAAACAGAACCCCTGTAACTGTTATGCAGTCCTGAATGACGTGTAAACGGTCTTGAGGGGTCTTGAATCTCCTAGGGTCACCAGCGTAGACGTGTTGCCAGATACTAGCGTCACACTGACCGCGTTGCGTTAGTAGTGTTGGTGTAGGAGTGGGAGTCGGCACAAGAGGCGCGGATTGACGTATGGCAAGAACGCCCGCCAATGCCGCAACACCTACCCCTATTCCGATAATGACGGCTCTTTTCATTCGTGCCCTTTCTTTGCTAGGTCGTTTAGGTCGGCCTGTGCCTTGTTCCAATCGGCCTCAGCTTCCGCGATAAGCTGGTCAACGGTCATTGAACCGTTACCTTGAATGGCTTTCTTGAGTGCCGTGATAAAGCTCAGAGCTACTGGCTCAAGAATGACTATTTCATTGAGTGCTGTAAGGATTTTGTTTGTTGAATCAGGCGTTATGCTCATATAAGACCTCCGCTCCTGTGTGATAGCCAGCCTGTGTGAAAATGGCTGAAATAGTGAGAATGGCTGCCCGAACCAAGTTAAGAGCAGTCAATACTGTTGCACCGTTCTGTGGCGACAGCACTTTCAGATTTTCCAAAATACTCAAAAAAGGTGCGACAACACCGTTACTGAACAACGTATTAAGCGTGTTCAAAGTAGAGGCTGAGTTATCGTTTGCCGCATTAGCCGCCTTGATAGCAGAGTCGAACAACCGCCCACCGTCTATAATCTTCTGGCAGTCTCGAACAAACACATCTTTCTGAGCTAGTGTAATAACGTGGGCGTCATACACCCCTCCGACCGCAACGATAACCGAGTCGGTCAACTTCGGAAGCGTGTCAGCCGCCTTAGCCGCTTTCTGTATAGCCGTCCCCTGTGGACAGGCGGTAGTGAGCATCGCCAAGACTATGACGAACACACCGCTGAAATTCTTAGCGAGTCTCATATTTCTCCTATAAAACAGGGATGGATTTTACCCCATCCCTTTCCTAATTTACGCTACTGGCGGTGCTGGAGTTGGAGCAATAGCGAGTACGTTACCCGATACTGCCGACAACTGAGCTTCTGCCGCTTTGAGTCCTGAAAGGTCAATGGCTGGATTAGCGGCAATAGCTGCCGCAACTTCGTCCTTGACCGTCTGAATAGCTGTTCCGATAGCAGCCAAATCCGCGTCCTCTGACGCGACCAATGCGTTCAAATCATCCTGAGCAGACATAATGTGTTTTAACTCCTTCCTTGTTTCTAGTTGATGCCGGAGCACCTTGTTGATGAGATTCTTAATCTCGTGTAATGCCGAATGAATTTCGGCAGAATCGTGTTCCATTACTGCCTCGTAAATGCGTAAATGAGCATTCCTATTACGGCCAAACCTATGACCGTAATGCCGATATGGTCGTACAGAAAATAGCCTAGCTTCTTCATTTCTTTTTGGGTGTCGGCTTGACTACCTTTGCTGGTGCTTTTTTCACCGCTTTAGGCTTAGTCTCAGCGTTCACCAACTCGGTAGAGGCTTTCACAATGTCTACTGCCTTTGTCTGAATCTCCTGAGCCTTTTCACCTTTCTTGGTCTTTGTCTGCTTAGTAGAGATAAATCCCAAGAACACTGACAAGGCTAGTCCCAGTCCTACTGGACTGGCATTGATGTCAAAGCCAAAAAATGAGAACAGCGGCGAAACATCCGTCAGCGCCATCAGTCCTGACAGTGCGAGTATAAACGATGCCCCTGCTATAAACCTCGCCTTATTTTGTTCCAACCAGTACACGAAGTTAAAGGAATTGATTCCAGTCTTACTTATGGACGTGCCTAGAGACAGCACAAACACTGTCGAGTATAAAATCGCTAAATTCTTTATGAAAGGTAGTACGTATTCCATAGTTTTAGTAAGGGGTCAGGAACTGTTTCTTTTCGGTCTGCCTACGGCCTATGATTTCAGGGGGCTTATTCCACAGTAGAAATGCTTGTGCCGCTTTCCCAAAATCAACCTTATTAATCCACTTGAGTACTGACGATTTTTTCCACCCACCTACACCGATGTTGAAAGCCAGAGAAGTACAGGCGTCAAATTGATGGTCGGCTAACGGAACTTTAACCGTGGCGTTGATAATATCCTCACAGGCTTTCAGGTCTTGGGCTAGAAAAGCATCACATTGAGCTTGAGTGATAGTCTGACCGACCTTCAGATGGTCAGTTTGGACTACCAAGTGTCCACAACCGCAAGTTGGTAAGCCCCGTGAATCCCTATAAACTTTCAAGACAATTCCCTCGCGGGCTTCTAAAAGTCTAATTCCGTGTTGACTCGTGTTCATATGCTTAAAACTCACTTCTATCACTTAATTCTCGGTGCCTATATGTTCGCCGTTCCTATAAGCGTTCTAGCGGTCAGTGGCCTCCTTTCTTTTGGTAAGTCTGTTCGTCAACGCCTAAGAAAGCGGGTGGCGCGGTCTTAAACACGCCCATCACACCGCTATCCTCAGCACCCTCGGCAATCTCTTTGACTATCATCGGCAACATCATATGAAGAATGATGTTTTGCTGAATGTCGTCTGCCGCGTTCTTCCCTAATCCACTCCAATTACCTCTCGTAGCGTTGTTGTACGCTTCTCCTAACCTGAATTGATAGTTAGCAGGCTGGCCGATGACATCCTTGCCCGTAAAGTGTTCAAGCGGGAACGTGACGGCAGGAGATAGTTTTTTCTCCAAGAATGTCTTCGCTATCTCTAATGGTTCGTGGTACTTGTCCTGCTGCACTCCAGTCTCGTAGTTGTAGATACTGTGTCCCAGTCTCCACAAGAATACGGCAGTACCACCAAAACCCGCAGTTAAATCATAACGGGTATTACCAAACTTCACCTTAGCAAAGTCAGTGTCTGATGGGTCTGTGGCACTCTCTCCTCCGAATACGGCTACCATTGTCGTGTAGGCCAGAGCCATTCCTGCCGTAAATCGCATAGCTTCTCTAGCCTTCAGGTTCCGTGTAACTGGGTCATCCTTGATGTAAGAGAACGGATTGAACAGTTCGTTGGCCACTTTAACCTGAGACAGTTTAAGTCTTGGAGCAAAGAGAGTGTCTTTGATGAGAGGGTTGTTCAAGACCTTTTCTACTCCATCGCCAAACACCGCACGACCTGTGTAAGCATTCGCTAGGTTAGCGATGTTCTTGTAGAACTCAGGGTTAGCCTCTGGTGTCATTCCTCTTGCCTCTCCAAACGCTCTCCATTTGTTAAAGAGAGCAAGACGTTCCATATTCATTCCCAAGATAAATCCCTGTTGAGAACGTTGAACATGAGGTAAAGATTGAGTCCAGTTGCCCCGTAGCTCGTCCTCTTCTACGTGACCCGTGTTCGAGACGGATGTGGATGGCAACTCTGAGAGATTTCCGCCGAATCGTTTATACAGGTCTACTCCGGGCAATTTATTAAAGTCGTGAGCCAGACGGGTAAATTCTTCGGGGTTAGCGGCTATTCCTCTCGCCGTAGCAGGAATGCTCTGTTTTAGCGACACGTCTAACGGATGAGTCAGGAACGCTACTAACCCCTGTCTGCCTTGGTGGACATTTAGTGAGGTCATTAAAGGACGTGGAGTGTCCACTGCCTGTCTAACGGCTCTTTTCCATAGAGGCTTAGAGACACGGTTAAATTCTCTTGCTGCGTTACTACGCGCTTCCATAGAACGACTAGTAGCTTCAGCTTTCTGAATCAACAGCATCTGTTGGTCGATGTCGATACCGTGGTCATTCCAGACTTTCTGCATCTCTTCAGACGCATTGGCTAATTGAGCCGCGTTTTGTTTGGCCTTTTTAGCAGCCTCTATTCGTTGATAAGAGTCTTTGTAGAGAGAATCCCTCTGACCCTTGCTCAACTGTTTCATTAGGTCAGGAAACTCTGCATCCATCTCCCGATACCATTGATTAGAACTGATAGCCCGTCTGGATGGAGTGCCACCGAGTTTATCATTCAACCATTTCTCCGCTCCGGCAGCAGCTAGGTCGGATAGTGTTTGAGGGTCTTTAATATTAGCCCCTTCTAGTCTTGTCCTAGCATCTTTGGCTAGTTCTCGTACAGGAGTGTCCCAGAACGCAGCTTTCTTAGTGGCGTCTCTTGCCTCTCTCAAGTTCCGTGCGATAGCGGTTTCGTTCGTCTTAGCCGCAGCTAGTGATTCAGCTTTCTTCTGGGCACGTTGAGCATCTAGCTCTTTAAGCTGATTCATTGCGTCTTTACGCACTTGAGGGTCTGTAGACTCACGAGATGCCTTTAACGCTCCTATACGAGCATCATTCAGAGCCTTAGACTCTTTCTGGATATCCTGAAGGATAGACCGCCGTTCAGCATCTGTAGCGCCTCTATCGTTGAGAGCTTTAATCCGGGCATCTTGTCTAAGCTCGTAAGCACGTTGGCGTATGTCTTGAAGATGTGGTTCTACAGCCGCTCCAAACGTATCGGTCAACTCTTTGTTCAGGTCTTCGATTTTAGGAACCTTGTGGAGTCTGCCAGCGGCATACTGAGCTATCAGTTCCGCATCACCGGGGAGTTCTTTCTTTACACCAATGGCACCACGTTCCCCGACCGTGGCTTTCTGTCTCTCTAGTCCCCCAAGATTAAGGTTCTTAATGCGAGATAGTACATCGTTCTTAGCCTGTTCAGACGCCTTCTCTAGCTTGTCGATGTAGGTCTCAGACTTCTTAGCACCGCCTGTTCTCTTAGTGGAGTTTTTCTGAGCTTCCGCTAACTGTTTATCGAGTTGAGCAATACGGTCATTTTGCCGTTGAATCTCCTCTCCAGTCTTGCGGATGTACTCACTCTCTTTACTATCAAGTCCTTTGTTTCTAGCCTTTTGTGAGAGTTTGTTAAGGTAATACTCCATCTTATCTGGAGCAAAATCTTCCACGGCACGAATGCCAGCGTTCATCTGTCCCATCTCGGTCGCTTTTTTGGTGAACCGATTTATGAAATCATCGTGTTTCTTAGCCAGTTCGTCAGCCTTAGCGGGGTCTGTAGAACGTAAAGACTCAATCTCAGCCGCTTGGTGACGCATCACCCCGAATCCGACAGACGCCCAGTTGGTCGCAGGTTCTACCTTTCCTGAGAGGACATCAGTGCGAGCGGTATCTATTCCTTTGTCGGCTATATATGCTTGTCCTACGTTCTGAGCGTCTTTAGGGATGTTCTGAGGCTCATAGGTGGTCTTAGAACCTTTCTCTAGCTGTGCGGCATCAAGAGTCTGAGAGAGACCGCGTTCTTTAAGTGGAATAGTTGCCCTTACGTTATCAGGTGCCATTCCTTTCCCAATCTTAGGCTTGAGTTCGTCAGCACTGATTCTCTCTGGCTTAACGGACTCGGACTTAGCGACCTCGCCTGTGGGACGTAGAACTTCAGGCTTAATATCCTCAAAGGTCTTGTCCATCCCTGTGAATTTAGAATTATCTCTTACGTATTCATAGGCTGCTCTTAGATAGGGCTTAACTACATCCCCCATCTCGTCTACCATTCGTTTCGAGTAGTCAGCGAAAGTACGACTGCCCGCTTCCACATGGTAGGAAGCAACGCGGAGTAGGGCTTTGGCTAGTTCAGGGTCAACAGGCAATCCACTTGATGCTGTTCTTGTGGACTCTTTGAGTTTCTGGGAGACGACTGACTTAGCTTTATTGTATTCGTCAGTCGTTACCAGCTTGTTCTTACTTCCATAGGTTCGGGGCACCTTTTCGGAGGTAGTAGTAGCGGATTCTGAGGGTTTGCCTTCAGGTTTAGTATCAGACGATGCCCCGATTTCTTTCCATTGGTCATTGAGAGCCGTAGTCCCGTTATACCCCTCACCGGGACGTATCCTGACTCTCTGAGTACCGTTCGGCATAGTATCGACGTAGCCGACCCTTGCGCCGTCACTGACGGGTGTTTGACCCTTTGGAATCCAATCTGTGCCCTCTGGAGCTTGAGGAGTTGCAGGAGTCTCCTCTGCTACAGGCTTTTTAGCCGTTTCGATAGGTGCAAGGTCTCCCCCAAAATCAGGATAGCCGTTAGGACGGTCTTTCCTATCATCACGCATACGATAGCGACTACCATTTGCACGTTCGTATAGAGGTTCCTCTGCAGCGTTCTGCCCGACAGGTGTATCTTCAGCAGGGGTGACTGTTTCTCGTGGTGCTGTAAGTTCGCCCTTTTTAGCTATAGATTTCTTGGGTTTCGCTGTCACGTTGGCAGTGCTTGACCCGTTTTTAGACAATGCTTTCTGAGTGTAGAGAGCATCGTTAGTGTCTTGAACTTCCTCTGGAGTCCTAGCTACTTCCTCACTAGACTTCTTTATCTCTGCCTCTTTCTCTGCCTTAGTTTTTCCTTGAAAATCAGATTCAGGGGTAACCGGAGGCTCGAACACCCCACCTATGGTCTCTGGTGCCTGCTCACCATCACGGATAATCCCATTCTCATCTACATAGGACGGACTAGGTTTACCCTCTGTATCTGTAAACGGTACTTGGTTATTAAGACCTTCTTTTAGTTGGTTCTGTAGGTCTTGAATATGTTGAGGTAAATCTTTGTAAGTGGTCTCTGGTATCTCAACTTGAACCTGTGCATTTGTCTTTGGGTCAACGGTCTTAACATCACCGTCCTTAGACATCTCCACTACTGCTGCATTCCCACGTTCGTCTTGAACACGAATAGGCGTGTCTACCACATCGTGCCCGCCGAGACTGGAAGCGTGAAGCAGTGTGAATAAGACAGCATTACTAAATGAGTCTTTATTACTATCCCCAAAGGCTTTTGACACAAGTCCTGACCCAACACCAACTGTGCCTAATTCAACGCCTTTAGAGAGAATCTTTCCAGTGTAAGGTTCGGCCAACTTACCAATTCCGGGGGCAACCTCACCAACCTTACCCAATGCGTACCCTTTCGCACCTTCTAATGCGACTTTAGACCAATCTACTTTGTTACCTTCTCCAGCCGCTTGTAGGGCAGAGTCAGACGCAAATTGTACCGCTGGCCCACCGGGGTATATGACCATTCGAGCAAAATCACCCGTCAACTGACCAGCGGTACGAGCGATAGTTGACCCCCAAGTATTCCGTTGGATAGGACGGCCTTCTAGGTATCCCTTATCCTCTGGTGTTGCGGTATCGGTGTATTTGCTCTGCGTAGCATCTGCAACCTGTCCGATATTCTGAGAGGCATCTTGCAGATACTTCACGAGACCGTCTGCGGGACGAGTGCCCTCTGTAAGCCCCGGAATGTGCATTAGGGGATTGGCTTCCTGCTCTATTTGAAGTATTCCCGCCAACGCTTTAGCAGTAGTGCCACCTGAGCCTAGCAATCCACCAATAGCAGCCGCTGTAGGGTCTTTTGCTAAATCAGGGACACCAGAGTAGGGACTGTCTATCGCGGATTTGATGTCATCAGCCGTATCCTGTGCAAAGTTACGTCCCACTTGTAGATTAGGCTGTGGATTCTCCACTCTCTCTCGGTTTATTTTGTCTTGGAGCATCGGATTAACGTCTACTCCACCTCTAGCTAAGTCTCCGTAACTAACATCAATATTCTGTCCGGGCTTGAAATCGGTGACTAAGTGAAAATCACCCGTATGAATACCGGGATACTTAGCCTGTAACTGGCCCGCAAGGTATTTTTCAGCATCTGCTTTATTTCTCACAGATGACGGAAGCGAAATAGTGTCGGATACGGCAGTCTTGAAACTATCCCAATCTCTAGCATTTACCTCTTGCGTGGGACGTTGTGGAATAGGTTGAAGGTTCTTGTCTAAGAGATTACCGTTCTCGTCGTAGTTCTCGTCTCCAACTTTTACATCAGTCTTCTCTCCGTGCTTTGGAACAGTACCTTGAGGTGCTGACATTGTGGCAGTACTTGACCGCGTAGGCACAGCCGCTATTTGTCCAACGGGAGTGACATTCGGAACAGTAGTAGGCAGAGACTGTCTAAACGTGTTTTGAGTCTGAATATTGTCTTCAAGCTGATTGTCTTTTAGATACTGTTGATACCTGTCAGCTAGTATCTTTTGGTCAACATTTACAGGAGATTGAGACGGGTCAAAGTTCACAGGAGCCGTATCTTGTATCTCTTGAGGCATCGTTCCTTGGGGAACATCCTGAGCCACAGGAGCCGTGGGTTGTGCCTGAGCGTTAGGGTCTGGAGCTAACGCTTGTCCCGGGGGTGGTTTCAAGACGCCATCCACGTCTTTCTGTGCAAACGAAAAATCAGGAGGAACAATCTTATCCACATCTGCTTGAGCAAAAGAATAATCAGGAGTAGATGTCTGACCCTTTTTGGTGCGATTGAGAACACCTTGTGTATATTCCCTAAAACTTGGTTCATCGGGCTTAAAACGGGTAGGGTTATCATACTGTTCCATCCGTCCTTCACCGCCATACCATCCCGCCGCAGCCTTGCGGATGGCCGTATCTTCATCGGGACTCGTCGCTAGAGCTTTCTTTAGGTACGACCCGAATTCTCCGTTAAACACCTTGGTCTGAGCATCTGGACTGCTCTTAAACTCATCCACGGACATAGGACGCCCTACGTACTTAGTCGTCCACGGAGCGACATTGGCGGGTAGTACTTGGAACCCTCCCGCTGCGTGTGTTCTTGGATTGTCTCTTACGTTGAAATTGTTAGTGGATTCTTGACCAAACACACCCTGTCGCACTCGGTCTAAGATAGGGGAAATGTCGGGTTCTTTGGGTATGACAGGCTTCATTTTCAGGTAACTATTGTCACCCGTAGCCTTTGCTATATCGTCATATGCCCAAGTAAAGTCGCCCATTTATGGTTGTTGGATGTCCCCGCCTGCCACACCACCTAAAGGTGTGTTTAATTCACCAATCAAGTCATTGGCATCTTCGGTTGATAACTTCCCTTCCTGTTGACGAGATTTAATTGATGCTATCAATGCCGTCCGTTGCCTTGCCGCTGCATCTGCTTTAGCCGTGTCACCTGTTTGCCTAAATTGCAATTCTTGTTGACGGAGAGTTAGCCCAGCATCTCGATATGTTTGCAGAGCGGCCTGTTTCTGTCTGTCTAATTCTTCTGTCGTTGTATTGTGACGATTTGTTTCAGTCAGCCTATCCTGCGCCGCAATAGCCCCCGCCGCTTGTCTGGCGCGCACGACGACCGGCCCCTGAGAGGTTTTAAGTGTGAAAGACTCATCTCCGGGGGAATTAAATGGTTTTCTTGTGCTGGGGTCAATCCACGGTTCGGTTGCTTTATAATTTCCGTGTGAATCGGGTTTCAGATATACCTTTTGCCAATTACCATGCTCATCTGTTTTCAAAGTGGCAGTGCCAGCCTTAATGTCTGCGTCTCTATTAGCCTTATCCATATAAGACTGTGCCCGGATGTTAGCCCTCTCCGTTAAACCATCGTTTTTTTCCTTTTGCACCTCAAGCAACGTTGGGTTCTTCCCTAAAGCCGATTGAGCGAGTGCCGCACGATAAGCAGCATTAGCCTGCGCCGTCAGCGATTGGTTCTCCGTGGCTAGTTGAGCATTAATCAATGCGTCTTTTGCAGCATACGGTTGTATCTGTTGGTTTACCCGCAACTGATTCCAACTCTGAATAGGATTGTTCTGACGGTTGAAAAAGTTATTACCTCCCTGTATCAACGCGGCACCAACGTCTTTCCACGGATGCTCGTGGCTATGCGCTTGAAGAACCTGTTGCATATCGGCACTATTCTCCGCTTTTTGCTTCAAGAGATTCTGATAATTAGGACTCAACTGCATCGAGAACGGACTATTCTCTGTCTGGGCTAATCCATTCTGTTCAGGGGTATTCATCGGAGCCTGAGTGGTTTGGCCCTGAGAGCCTTGAGTATCTACAGGCTGATTTAAGGTGCCAGTAGGTACCCCTTGAGCACTCTGAGGTACCTCAGGGCTGTTTCCATTCTCATCAGCCACAGGAGCTAAGTCCATATAAGTCGGATAGTTAGGAGGTTGAACTGGTTGTTGAGCTATGTGCTGTCCAGCTTCGTGTCCTAAAGGAATAACTTGACCATTCACAATAGCCTCTGGCCCTTGTTCTCCAACGACATTGATAGCATTTGGGTCTAAATCCCCTCCACGGGCATACATCTTTACAGGCTGTTGAAGCATACTCCCCATAGCTAACTGTTGGGCTACAGGGTTCTTGCCGTATTGCTGTACAGGATTAGTAGGTCTCAACACTGGTTGATTTAACAATGCTTGTCCGGTTTGCCCCAATGCACTGCCAATGGTCATTTGAGTTGGAGATGGCCCCGTAGGAGTGTTATTCGTGTGTATAGCCTCGTGTGCCGCAGTGACTCCGTCACCTATGTCACCCATAGCCACCTGAGACGGAAGTAGTTCTTTGGTTGGCGGGGCGTTCTTTTGACGCGGTTGAATAGGGAAGCCTAAGTCACCAGCGGCTGATGACATTAACCCTCCGAGCATTGAACGATAATCTAAGGCCATAATGATTCCTACGGCAACGCCCTCACAGCAATGGTCACGTCTGCTGTCGCTGCTGTACCTTGCGGCGTCTGAACACGAAAATAAAGTGTTCCGGCGTTAATGCTTAGTATAGCTCCCGCGATGGACTGCGCATTGCCCGATGTATTTTCGGACGCGGTGCTAACAGTAACTGCCGTTCCGGGGGTGAATATAGCGACCCCACCCCCGCCTGTTGCCGTAAACAATCCGACCGTTGAGGTTGTAAGCGTACCGCTGGCGTGGGAGATGGCGACATTATTTACTATGTAACGAGTGAAGCCTGACGGCAGCGTAATCGTAATTGCAGTGTCAGTATTGGCAGAATTGAAATTAATGCCCGTCGCGGTGTAGGCAAAGGCGGACGGCGCCGCTGTCGCGTTCGAGAAATTCGTTGCCATTTTTGCACCGAACTGTGTCTGAATGGCACTCGTTACCCCGTCTAAATACTGAAACTCCGTGTTGCTTACAGTACCGTTGGCAATGTTTGTAGCAGGGATTCCTGTGGGTAAATCCCCTGTCCCAATCGCCGCTAGGTCTTTTACGACAAACCAAAAACTACTGCTGTTGTACTCAATATGAGCGGACTCATTAGCGGCTAACGTTATATCTGCCCCAGTGTTACAGAAGAACCTGTTCGCTGAAGTCGATGACCCACTCTGGTGCTTCAGGACTATAGGATTCGTGCCTACGTTGACTATCCAATGCTTCTCACCGTTCTGTTGGGTCAGGGTGAACACCAACCCCGTCAGATTCCTTGATGCGTCTGAGGCCAAGTCTAATCTATACGCTTGAACGCCGGGGTTGTAGTTATTCTGGTTTGAACTGATGGCTGTTGGGGCTATCCAGTTCGATATAGTCCTCTGCTGGTCGGACAGCCAGTAAGACGTGCCTGAACCGGACAATGTATACCCCTGCTGGAACTGATTGTAGTTATAGGTATTGGAAGCGGTTCCCGACTCGCCCAATGATGCTAAAGCGGCAAATCCTGCCATCGCTACAGCACTATTATTGTTAATGCGACTGGTTGTTGTGTTGTTCAGCAACAACGAATTAGTACCACCCCCACCGCAATTCGTAAGGGTGTTGTTACGGATGTCTAGGTCACTACAACCATCCACCGAAATGCCCTGTTGTCCTGCTCCAATGACAAGATTATCTTCGACAATACACGACCTGCCGGAACTGACTACGATGCCAAATACCAGATTTCCCGTCTCTGGTAGGTCGGTCTCCTGTCCGATGATGATATTCCCTGCAATGCGGCAGAACTCAGGGTGGGTATCGCTCCCCCCTATCTGCAAATCAATACCTGCACAACTTTGTACCGCGCCTCGCGCGTCAATAATATTGTTGATTATCTGGATATTAGAGACGTATTCACCCGAGGAGTTCGGCTCAACATCGATAGCTACTGCAAACGGATTACCAACATCCGTTTGCATATTAGTGAACAGGTTGGACTCGATGAATATATCCTTACCGGAGATAGCTCCACAGTTCTGTGTCTTGAGGTCACTGAAAATATTGTGGTCGATGTAGCAATTGATGGCGTGATGCCCCGCACTGGCAAAAGCACCTACATAAGCACCAAATCCGTGTACTCCATTGAACTCACACCGCCTTATTATTCCATTGGTAACATTACCTAGAAAGATACAAGATGCCGCTGAATCTATGGCCTGTGTGTTCTGACCTAAAAAGGTGATGTTTGTGATGCTGATATTCTCATTGAACCCGTTCAAACTTGGGTTGATACTGGGAACAACGCTTGTGCCATACCAACCTCGCACCTGACCAGACACGCTCGATTCTTTGATGATGGTCTGGCCTATTCCATCTCCATACACGGATACGTCCGATTCAAGAATGACGGAAGGCTGTCCTGAGAGTGCTCCGGTATCAATCGCGTTCTCGTAAGTGCCTCGATTGAAATGCACGGTCTGTCCAGATTTAATGCGTATCTGTGCTGTAGGTGTTCCTAGGGAATATGCTTCTATCTGAACTTGCTTGGAAGTAAAAGCACCACACGCTCTGGATAGTCTCAAACCCCAATCAGTAGAGTCCCACAGCCACGATGATATTTGACTCGGATATGTGCTCCCTGTCCAAGTGATATTTCCCGCTGAAAAACCAGAGAAACACGGAGTCTGAGAAGTAGGATTCGTTAATCCGATTCCCTGAAAGGCAATGGCACCCGAACTGGCCTTAATGATTTTGGCATTACCCTGAAACAACAGCGTCAGCGTAGAGGGAATAGTGACAGACGTACTTAATGTCGTGTCCACCGTGATGTACAACGTGGTTTGTGTGCTGCCTATCGCAGTAATCGCCGTGGGCAAATCGTTGGCATAATCCAGTGACAATACCTTGAATACCGATAACTTAGTCACCAAAGGACTATTTACCCCTACGGCTATAGGAACTTGGGGAAGGTCTGGAGCAGTATCTAACTGCGTCTTGCCTGCCACAATCGTAGAGGCGTAGGGTGTGGTTCCTGTGCCGATTTGGGCATTGATGTACTGGATTGTCTGACTGGTATTCCAGAATGGCCCCGGATAGGTCGGATTTGGGATGACCGCAAACCCGCCGTTAGACAATATCAGTTGCTCCCAAGTAGCCACGTCTACCGAGGTCACCACGGGAAGTGGCGCAATACCGACCCCAAGAGTCCACGTAACCACCAAATCAGGTGTGGCCACAGCGTCCGAACTTGTGTACAAGGTCGTGCCAGCATTGTTAGTAACAATCCAAGCCGAGCCTGTCCACTTGATAGCATTATTCGACGTGGAAGTAGCGGTATCTATCAGGTTGTAGTATTCCTTTCCGCTCGTAGTACCACGTGCTGTATACGTGCCCGTCGAACTCCCACTTACGAGATATATCCCGCTTGTAACAGGACTCTGGAAAAACTCCGGTGATACAAAGAAGTTGGAAAGCAATGGATAACGCATTACGTCAGATGCGTCATACAACAAGGCGGTAAAGAAACAGGCCGGATTGGTCGAGTCTAAAGTCGTGGGCAACACGACCTCTGGGATTCTGAAATCCGTGCCCGCCACCGTGCAGTCAAATACGTAACACGCGCTACTGAGATTCGTCGTTTGACCTTGTGCAATGTAAAGCCCAGTGTCCGATTCAAAGGTCGGAGCACTTGCATAGATACGCAGCTTGCCCACGGAACCACCCCAGTTCCACGTTGGTACAATAAAATCTTGTAAAGTTACAAATCCCATTGACTTACACTGTTCACTCTTGGTATCATTGTGTGGATGAGAAAGTACCCGTTGCTAACTGAATGCATACCCAAGCCTCCTCGCGTTCGGCAGATGGGAGGCTTGGTAATCAACTTGCTGACCGTCAAATGTTACGTTGGTTTCAGAAATAAATCTAGCCAATGGCTGTGTGAGTGTCTTTGCGGCACTCTCGTTAATCGCTCCACGGAGATATTGTCTAATGGTAAAGCCTTTAGCTGTGGTTGCCGTAAAAATACCCGACACCACACATTGCACCCTCTTTACAATATTTGGAACAAGATGATTAGCCGTTGTGAAGTGGAGCACTCCACGGGATTTCATAAATATGGGGCTAGAGGTATTCGGGTATGCCACGGTTGGCATGAGTTTGACTGTTTTACCGTTGATATGGGTGAACGGCCAGAAGGACGATATTCGATTGACCGTATTGATAACGATGGCAATTACTCGTGCGGACATTGTGATGAATGCGTAGAAAAAGGCTGGCCCGCTAACTGTAAATGGTCGGATGATGTTCAACAGGCGAATAATAGACGGAATAGCAAGCGGATAACTATGGGTGACGAAACTCATACCGTGCAACAATGGGCTACTCGTTTGGGTAAAGACTCTAACCGTATTTACCAACGATTGAGACTGGGATGGAAGCCCGAAGATGCCTTGATGTTGCCGATAGATATTACGCATAAGTACAACAAATAATCCCCTCTATATCCCTTTCTCTCTCAGTATCAGCCCTAAAACCACTAATCCTAATCCCACGATAGCCAGCCCTTCCACGAACATAAATATCAACGCATTACGTATCTTTCCTTCCTGCTCGGTCTTATAGTTATCAAACACTTCTCTGGGAATGAACCTAAGCCTGACATCATTGAGTTCGGTGTTTTTCTTGTCTGCCTCATCTGCTGCTAAATCTATAGCTCGTTGCAAGTCTTGGAAGCGTTGTTCTAAATACCGCCTATCGGCACGGCGTAAGGTACGTAAATGACGTTGAAGGGAAATTCTCGACACTTCATCTCAATATCGGCCTGTGTCTCTTGAATATCATGGAGTATCAAATTCCACCGCATAGCCCCCAATCTGAGCACTCGCACTTGCAGACGCATTTACAAATTTGATACTCAACAAATCACCCGCGACAACCGTGAATGAATGCGTAAGATCGGTAAAAACATTCGACGCCGCGCCTGCGGCAATAGTAATGGTGACTGCGGTGTCTACTCCGTTTTTTCGTAGCGTGATCGTCAATGCACCGTCGCCGGGTTGTGCGTTGCCCGTGACGACATAAAAGTTTTTTATAGTTCCCGCTAGTGGAATGACCGATTGGCGGGAACCCTCAGTGGCGCTAGAGGCGTTAAAGCCCGGTAACGCCATATACGCTGTACTGGATAGGGCAATCGTGTTAACAACACCGTTCCCCATTAATACGGTCTTAGTGCTTACCCAAGAACCTGTACCACTCCCGTTGGTGGATAGAACCTGACCACTGGAACCTCCGGCGGGGACATTGGCAAGCGGCAATGCATTCGCGTTCGAGAAGTCCGTTGCCATCAACGTCTTTGACGTACCCGGAAACGTCATCACCGTCGAGTCCGTACCCGCAAGAGTTAGTGAATTACTAACCGTCAAGGTCTTACCGTCTGTCCCCGCAAACGTTGTTGAAGCGTTGTGAGTGGCCGTTTTACCGTCTGCGATAACTAATGTTGCCGAGGTAGCTGGCGCCGTAATTGCGACTTTATTGACAGATGTTGCTGTAGCTACACCTATATTGGGCGTAGTTAATACAGGAGACGTGAGTGTTTTATTGGTTAGCGTTTGAACGGTAGTCTTATCTGCCGTAATAGATGTGTCAATAGAGAACGTTGTTCCCGATAAACCTAATCCATTCCCCGCACTATAAGTGCTGCCTACTTGCGAAAACGTAAGATTCGTTGTGCCTACCACGAAGGGGTCAGCCGCTGCCGCCGAGATAAATACCTTGCCGTTGTTAGCCGACCCAGCAATCACTCCGTTCGGGGCAATGACACTCGTAAGATAGCCCGAACCAATTTCTGCCGCTTGGTCAGATTCAACGGCACGAGTCAGGATATAGGGAGATACGGCAACAACACCTTGTTGTGTAATCGTGTACCACCCATTGTTGGCGGCAGTCGCTTCACCGCCGACCAAAACACGAGAACCAACTTGGCCGATAAGGATTGTAACGCTATCAATAATTAACGGGCCGTTCGCGGTTCCGGTTAGTGTTGCACCAACGCCAGACGCTCCATTGGCGTAAGTGTTCGACGGTAAAGCAGATGTGGACGCATAAGCGACTTGCGGTTTTGAATCAAAACTTGAAAGAGCGCTATCCACATAGGCCGTGGTCGCTAATTTTGTGGAGTTATCGTTCGCGGCTTGAGTTGTTGCCGTTGAAGAACCTAAAGCCGCCGGAACCGTCACACTGCCTGCCGTCAGTCCCGCCGCTGTTCCTGTGAGATTAGTCGCAACTCCTGACGCTGGAGTTCCTAATGCTGGAGTGGTTAATGTAGGGGCGGTGAGAGTAAGAGTGCCCGACGAGGCCGCTAAAGTACCAGTATCCGAAACCGTCAGAGTGGAGGATTGAAGAGTTGCCCCACCTGTACCATTTGCCCGTAAAAGTGCTTTATCCGTCGCTCCTGTGGAACCACCGATAGTTCCCGCAGGAGCGGCACCTCCGTCCTTAATCAGCTTTCCGGTCGTGCCGTCAAATACAGCTAGGTGTCCATCAGTGGCACTTGCAGGCCCGTCTACATTTCCAGTGGTAGGGTATCTTTGAAAGCTCATAATATCCGTCCTCTCGGAGTTTGGTGTATAATGAAAACGGACTCCAGAGCGGAGAATAACCGCTGTGAAGCCCTAATCAGAGATTCTAAAACGGAGAACCTGTGACCTACGATAAAGATAGCATTGTCTTTCAGCCAATTCCTACTGACCCACGATTCATAAAACTGACCGACAGCCAATACAATCGCTTGACTGTATTGGGATATGCAGGGCGTTCGCCTAGTAAAGCCCATCTGTGGTGGTGTGAATGCGAGTGTGGAACTATTGTGTGTGCTCACGGCACTCACTTGAAAAGTGGACACACGCGAAGTTGTGGATGTCAGAAGATTGAAGAGTTCAAGGCACGTTTCACCTCTCACGGCCACGCTAAGAAAGGGGCTGTATCTCCTGAATACCAAGCCTATCAACACGCCAAGTGTCGATGTAACGACCCCGATGACTCGTCCTATTACAACTACGGGGGGCGTGGAATAGAATTTCGGTTTGAGTCTTTCGAGGACTTCTTTGCTGAAGTTGGACTGCGTCCTGAAGGTAAAACGATGATTGACCGTGTTGATGTCAACGGGCATTACGAGGTCGGCAACCTGCGATGGGTCGATGATATTGAGTCGGCTGGTAATACTCGTAGAAATCGGCGTCTGACTCATAATGGTCGTACTCAAAATGTCGAAGATTGGAGTCGAGAGCTTAGCATTAAATCTACCACCCTACGTAAACGTATAAAAGATGGGTGGAGTGTTGAGGATGCTTTTTCAATACCCACACTCACTCCATCCCAATCACGCTCTGGACACCTTACGATGAAAAGCGATTCCACTGAATGAAAATTTGCCCATTTGCTAGCAAATTGTTGGTGTTATTGGCATTAAAGGTTCCGGCTGCATTGAGGAACACATTTTTTACAGCGCTTGTGCCGTTAAGCGCAATACCCGTCTGAATTCCCGCCGTAGCTCCAACTGGCCCTGCGTTGACTGCCGTGCCACCGCTAGCCGCCGTAGTGATGTCTTGTGCGGTTACGCGGTCTTGGAAGGTGGCAGTGCCACTGAGCACGGAGACTGCTCCAGACGCGATTACAGAACCCAGACCTACCTTACAGGTAACGGCGGTGCCGGGGCACGTCAGAGCCAGATTCCAAAAGCTATATGCTGTCTCTAAGTGCTGGTCGCCACTGGGAAAACTGTAAATTATATTTCCTACTCCCAGAGCCGCTGCTGCTGAGTTTAATGCACCGACCACGAAGTTCGTCAAAGTAAGGACTGCTGTAATGGATGCTCCAGTGCTGTACTCGATGCACGAAATCGTGCTAATGGTAGAAGGGGTCGAACCAATAGCAGTTTTCGACCGGATGTACTCACTAGAGAGCGCTGTTTTTACCGTCTCATTATTGGAAAACGGGGTTACTGTGTTGATGATAGACATAATTGCATTTCCCGGTTGAGTTCATTTAGGTCTGTCTCAAGGTCTCTGTCCGGCGTTCGATGAGAAAACCGGGGGCTTTTTGTATACCGTTGCCCCCTACACGGAGAGAGAACTAGGCCGCAAAGTTGCCGACACTGGCCGCAGGAAGTCTCCTGACCGTATAGTACGAACCTACCAACGGTGTGATAGTTCCGGCACTCTTCGTGGCCTGTATCTTGAGACTTGTCCCTGTGCCATTCTGTAGCCAAATCTTGACGTGGGCGTAAAAATTAACACCATCAGAAATAGCACCAGTCGCGGTCAGTGCTTTGGTAGCCGTGGTGTCATTAACAATCTGTCCTGAAAGCATCGTCGCAGTTCCCGGAGGGGCTACAATGCCCGTCACGGGTGAAGTTTCGTAAATGATGTTTTGCGACGTTGGTGCCGCACTATTAGTAAACGTGAGCACTAAAGTCCCGCTCGTGGTGTTCAGGAACCACATATACGCGTCTATCTCATAGAATGCAGAAGCAACTAGGGAGATATTTGAGTTGGCACCAAAGAAATTGGCGATGGTGGAGATTGTTGAACCATTAGCCGTTAGACGTTGATACTGCGTGACAGGGATAAATCCTCTCCCACTGGTAGTATCGTTCGTGGTGTAGAGGGCGGCACCGTCTGAGTCTATATCCCCCGCTATAGGGGTCGTCTTGAGTGTTCCAGCAGGAATGTTGATGGATGCTATGGAAGCCGTAGCCGCCGCCGCTGTGATAGGAGCCGTAGTGGCCGTTAATCCCGCCTGAGCAGAGATTAGGCTAGAGAATACGCCACCTGTGGGATTGTTGTAAGCCAGAGAGTTCCAAGTGGTTACAGCGTCTCCGGTCTTTGACTTACCTGTGTCCGTCTCATAACCAATACGGTTCTCTAAAAGTACGGGATTCTGGGCAGTAAAATTCGCCGCAGTATCTCGAATAATGTTCATCCAACTCATCGTTCTAACTCCTTTACACAGAACACTTTAGCAGAGCGTCCACAGTAATGTTTATTGAGAAGGGCTATCTCTGTTGTTGCTAACGGTCGAGATAGATTTAATGCACGAATTGTTTACGGAACGCCTTGAGGTTATTTTCAAGGTGCACACCCATCGGACTTATCATTGTGCCGTCTTTTGGACACTCCACGGGTTCAATAGCTCTGAGGCACTTATCACACAGTGAAATGTTGCCTGAATCCTCATCGTCTGGGACTTCTTCCCAAGGCAAGCCTCTCTCTTTCAGCATCTCTTGCACTTCTTCTCTTGAGAGGTCGTGGAGAGGTGCTAGGAAGGTGGCTTCCCCAACTTTCCATTCTTTCTTTGGGGCTACAGTCTCTATAGTCCAATGTTTATCGGCCTTTCGAGAACCAACCAAGTAGAGGTCAAAGTTTATTGGACTCTCGTGCATCCTGTAGCCGTCTAGCTCTGCGATACACTTATCCCCCTCGATTACATCTCTCAGTAAAGGGATTGCCGCACCGCCTACTGCGTACTCATACACAGCCGTAATTTCCTTGGCGTCTCCTACGAAAGATAATCGTGATGGTGGATATGAGAGCACTGTTAAATCCCACTCTTTCACTAAGGCATCAAACCTTTCTTTCTGCTTACGACCCCAAGTTTCCCTACCCACTGTCACAATGTCAGTACTTGACCCGTTTTCTTTCAGTAACGCTAGAAGTAACGTTGAATCTAATCCTCCGCTGAAGAGAATCACGGGGCGTTCAAAGTCATCAATGTGGGATAGGTCTATCATTGTAAAACTGAGCCGCCTAAACCAAACCCTAACCCAAGAGCGTCGGCAACCCCGAAAGGTTGAGTGGTGGTACTGCCACTGTTATACAGTTGTGGGGCTGTAAGCCCTGCTACCGTCGCCTGTCTACTAAACTGCCCTTGGGCATTTTCTTGGGCCGCTGAAGATAAGTCCAGACCTTCCGATTGCTGTAAGTCCCTATTCTGTGAACGAAGACTCTTATCTCTCACATCTGCCGTTGTATAAGCCCCTAAAGGACTCTGATAGGAGTTCGTTAGTTGCTGTTGTGCTCGTCCATACGCGTTGCGAATCGGGGTTTGGTAGTCTGGGCCTTGATTGACCATCGACTGCAACTGTGTAGTTGCCGCCGTAGGAGGAGGCGTACTGTAGGCCACAGTATTCTGTTGTGTTTGTTTATGCCCCAGAGTCTTTCTCCTAAAACAAAAAGGCCGTTCATCCGAGAAGCGAATAGCTCCCAAAACAAACGGCCTTTCAGCACTGCGACTGCCAAAAGCAGTCGAAAATAAGTCTACAAGGTTTTACTGTCTTTTACTAGAGTGAAATTCTTCCACTCGCAGACCCTGTTCTTGTAATGATTCTTGAGCATTGTCACTCCGTAGTGGCTGAACCCTACCCTCTCAAGAACCTTCTGTAATTTCACATTCCTAGTATGCACCCATCCCATAATCCACTTACACGGCAACTCGTCTCTTATCTTGCAGAAATCTTCAATCATCTCATCCTCAACCTTATGTCCTTTTAAGAGAGAGAAATGAATAAGGACTAATTCTTCTGTCTTTTCTGCAAGGACTAAAGCCTTGTCGTCTATCAAATACCTCTTAAAACATCCATCACAGAACTGAAAGTATTGTTCTAGGCTTTGTTTCTCTGAGTTTAGGGCATCCTTGAGCCATTGCGGTGAATCTTGTTCTGCTTGGTAGAACCGCTCTAGGACACTCCTATCCTGAGTATCTGCGTACATTACTCTTCTTGTTGCTGTTGGAACTGGTTGCCCTGTCTATTGCCCGGATTGCCGTCTGGTTGAATAGAACCATCTCCCACTCCAGCACCGATTGTTTGTTGACCTACTAACGTAACAGCACTGACAGGATTAGCTGGACTGTTGGTGGTGGCCTGAGTACGTAAAAAAACGTTGGTGGAATGAAGCTGATTGCTTTCAGCTACAATTACATTCAAGTCACTTTTGGTGTTTGATTGTGCCGTAACCAATATCTGACTAATCACGTAGCTATCGTCGTCGGCAAATATACCATTGCTATTACCCATTATCTCTCCTGTCCTGATACGTCCCCCAATAAAGCTAGTTCGTGAATCTGGTCTAAGCCTTGACTGGCATCTCCAGTTCCTTCAATTCTTGCAGCCCATACCATTCCGTTACGGGCACGGCATTTTGTCACACCATACTGAGTGACGGCAGATGACGATGCTACAGATGCTTGGAATGTCGGGTTAGTTCCGTCTTCAAAGTCAGTAACATCTATAGCCGTGTTAGGCGCTGTGAGATACAACTGCAATGTTGCTCCCTTGACGAATTTCCCTTTAGGACGGAGTTTCCTAATGGTCTTGGCCGTTAGTTCCACTCCATTGTCCACAAAGTTCCATCCTACATAATAATCGACATCTACAGCCGTAGTATTTGTGTCATAGCGCCAAGTATCGAACTGAGCCGTGGTTGCGGCACGCCTACCACCTGCTATGAATTCCAAATGCCCAGCAACCGTGGCCGCACCCGTCACAATCATATCTCGTGTAGAAGAGGTTAAGACGACAGGCATTTGCCACGATTCCTGTCTGAGACTGTAGGGAAGTATCTCACTCTCCCAATATCCATCTGTATTCTTGCTAGACGCGGAGTAAATAAAACACACTTCCTCGTTCTTAGGGTCGTGGAACACTAATACGTGTCCACCGTGCCAAGTTGCGGTCTGTGCCTCTACATCTGAAGCAAAAATGTGTGATTCACTGCCTTCGTCTCCTGAAGCAATAGAACGATATACCCCCGCTGTGGTAAATCCATACAGCGTATCGTCTACGAACGCCACATTGTATGCACCTTGAAAACCTCGTTTCCAGAACGGTCTACAGGTAAACGGGGCTGCTGGTAGTCCCGTAGGTGTGACGGCTTGCAATGTATTAGGCGTTAGGACGAACACACGCCCCGCACTACCCACTAGGCCAATAATCGTTTCTCCCCGTTCTGTGGGTACTTTGAATGTATTGGGATAAGCGTCGAAGTTCTCAGCCTTGATAGGCGAAATGTATGGGCCGGGGTTTGTGGTGGTTTGCCTAGCCCCAGACCCAACTCCGGGGCCATTTGTGCTTATCAGGAGAGGGTAACGGTCTAAACTGCCATAGAACTCAGCATCGGGTGGAGTATCGTTGTCGAAGGAGGCGAGTATAGATAAATCAGCATCCACATAGTCGAACACCCAATGTCCTGCTGTTAAAGATGTGAAGGGTATAGGCTGACCTATTTGAAACCAACCGCCTTGAACGGCATTCACTTTAGAAATATCCACCGACCCTGCGAAAGCTGACCCATAGATGATATAGCCATCAGCTTTACTGGGAGGCGTGTCACCTGAGAAATCAAAGTCGAATGTAGAATTGGCAACAGTGACGTGATACCCGTCAGTTCCACCCTGTAAGAGAGTATCTGTGGGATTCCCATATCCTCCCGTGATACTGGAGTAATAGGCTACTTGGAACGAATAATATCCAGCAGACGTGTTCTTAGTACCGCCAGAGGCAACCACGGTAACATTCGTATTAGTAATGTTTGGAACGGTATCAAAACCTATATCCTCTACTGTGTAGGTCTGAGTAGACGAGTCGTAGAGAGCCACTTGAGGTCTTCTTGTAGCAGTGAGTGACGCTCCGGGTAGGATGGCGCCATTCAGGTAAAGAGTGCCAGACCCTACAGAGAGTATCGTCCCCTTGTCCCACTGAGAACCATTACCACTTAATTGACTGCCACGATTAGTACCAAGTGCAAATAGATTTGGACATCGGACGGCAGTTTGGCCTGAAGCAGTGGTTGTAGGCAATCTCGATGCGAGGAATGAAGTATCAGTGACCACCTTGGCCACAACTAATACTTCTCCGTTATTAGCCTGTAGGAACGTTTGTCCGTTGTGGAGTTCGTCAAAGAATGCTGTCCCTGTGCCCGTGACCGTAGTAGTAGTGGTGCTAAATGCTATGGTTCCGGTAATGGCTACCGAGGGAATAGGTTCTGATAGATTTTCACTGCCCGCATAGGCTTCCCAATAGATATTGGGAACGAGACCTCGCAGTTTGAGATTTTGTCCTCTATAGGCACAGGAAGACTCATCTCCAGCTAATGGTGCTGAAGGTCTATAGGGTACCGGGGATAGGGTGAACTGAGAGGACATTATTCATTCCAATCCGCATCTAATAGCTTCAAGTCGCCTCTGATGCCTAATGCAAGCACGTAGCACAGGTCATCAAGGGTCGCAGTCGAAGGAAACGTTATGGGGTCAGACATAGTAGCCCCAAATGTAGGGAATGTAGGTACTGACACTGTGACAGTTCCAGAATAAGTGTCCAACGTAGGCGATGGCGCACGGTAGTTCAATGTATCCATCCCCGTTAGCCATACATACCCTAGTTGTCCGAATGTCTGTCCACCAGTCACGTCTATAGGGAAGTCCATATACGTGATGAGGTCTCCGTCACTATTACTGATGTTAGCTTGCCCTAGGAACTCCCGCATTACATTGTCGGGCAGAGTGCCTGTACCCGTAGTGATGGTGATAGCGTTGTCTACGGCAATATCCTGACGGAATTTGATATCTTCTGCTTTCTCTCTATAGAGATAGCGAATGGCAGAATTTAACATCGCACGAAGCCCTCCTTTAACATCAATCTCGACAGACTGATTAGGGTCAACGCCAATGGCCGTCGCCATTGTTCGCGCTCGTGCAATGATACTTTCACCCGTGGAAGTTACAGCCATTAGTAGAGCCTGCGATAAACTTCTTCCTTGCTGATAGGCTGAACGTCCTCCAGCGAATCCATCGGATAGTTATTAGTGGTAACTACACTGCCTTGTGTCCGATACACCGTTGCCTGTAGGGGGGCAAGACTTGTGAAAGCAATGATATTACCATCGTGTTGGTACTTCTCGCCTAGAATTGGCTGAAAGGCTACTTTGGGAGCCTTTGGCACTGCCTCTACTTCAGGCTTTGCTTTCTTGATAACTTTTACGGGCTTTGGTGCTTTTTCTGCTGGTTTCTCTACTGGTTTCTTTGGCATATGTTTATCCTGCGACTGCGTTCTGACTGGCTAATGGAATGTTAGGCATTCCGGTTGAGAGAAGTTGTATTCCTTGCTGATAGAGTTCCAAGGCTCTTTGTGCGGCAGATGTATTGTCAGACCACCCGACCTGAATACTATTGGCTACCATCCCGTTGACGAGCATGTTTGCACAGACTTCGGGTAGGGGGCATTGACCGTCTGCGTCATATAAAGCCTCTTGGGTGGTCTGGTTCCAAACACAGCCCTGTAGGTACGCTAGGGGGCGTGTATGACGAATTTGATTACCCGTGATGTTGAAATAATAGAGAGCCGTATCACTAAAAAACGGGTCAGCCATATCAGCCAATGTCTCAGTCGGCTGTAAGGTCAACGGTGCGTTTGTTGAACTGTCCGCCACAGAATCGAACACGCCCAAAAATTCACTACCACCATTATCTGTAGAAGGTGTTGAGGCGAGATTCGCCAAGTCTGCCGAACGTCCATAGATAAATGTTCTAGCAGGATGATTAGCATTACTAGCGATTACCTGTGCTAGTTCCTTACATATCATCATCGTCACGTCCTTAAAGGCCGATAAGGGAACTTCAGCACCGTCTAAGGCCGAAGCCCAAGCACCAGAGTAGGCAGCCTCCAGCGTTGTTTGGTCTGAGCCTTTGATTTGGGCTAATCGCAACGCGGCTTGACGTTTCACTGTTAAATAGCTGAACGGGATGGCTATTTACCTCCAATCATCAGATAGCCACCCATCTTTTTCTTCTTGGATTGTGGCGGTTTCACGGCAGGACGTTTCGGGGCACTCTCTGGAAGTTTTAACCCTTTAGATGCCTTGCCCCACTCGTCTACATCCCATCCTTGAGCTTCAAGTTTGGGTTTATTCGCATACGCGAACTTCATTTGCCGCTTGCTAACGAAAGGCATCACATCTTCCCCCTTTCAGCCATTTTGTAGGTTTTCTTTTTCTTACCGCCAATGCCCATAGATTTAGCCTTAGCGTGTATCTTTTCTGCCGTTGCAGGACTCGCGTAACGTATGTAGCTCAAAGCCGCTTTGACCCGCTTGGCATCATTTAGAGGAAAGCTCCCACTTCCGGGTGCTTTCGCAGGGTCAGCAAAGTCGCTTTTAGGTAGATTCTTACGCTGTTGAGTCGTCAGTTTCATTTCTGTAGTACCAACTTCTGAACCTGCTTCATTATGTCGTCCGGTTTTTGAGGTTTCATCCACCCTGATAGCTGTTTGAAGTCAGGCGTAGCCGCTTTGTACGGTTTGTCCTTTCTAACACGACTAAAGGCTGGAGTTTTCATTAGTTAGAAAATGAAGCTCTTTGCTGTGCCCAAGCGTTAGTAATTGTCTGACCGCCCGAATTGGTGATACGCAGAAATCCGTCGAGTTCTATCATATCTGCCGTTGACCAAGTGTAGACCTTCTGACTCCCTACCGCCGCAACGGTATCCAAGGCGAATTCAGTGCTAAAGTCGGGATTCACGTCATACATCACGGAGAATGCGGTTCCTGCTGGGGCGGTGCCATACAGCACATTCAGACTGGTAGTGATACCGGCGTTTAGAGAGATGCCCACGGAACTACTTGAGTCTGGAATGGTGTACTCAGCATTGTGCATTGACGCCCAGACGGGTTCTTGGGTGTTTGAACTCGCACGTGCTAGTGGAAGCCCTTTTGAAGGATATAATCCCGTTGCCATAATGTTCTCCTATCTACGCGTATTCGTTCCAGTCCGCTATCGAAGTAATGCGAGGTCTATTAATCCCCTTGATATATTCCTTGAAAATTGATTCCTTGCGGTCTAATTGATACGCAAAGGCTTGTGCCAACTCTTTACGCTTGTTCTGATTCATCGCTTCTTCCTCGTACCACTTGGCATATGGTAGAAGGGCTGTAGCCGCTCTGAGTCTTACGAGTTCCGCGTGTTCCGGCAGTTGTATACCGGATTCCAGCGGGTCGTCTGTCCCTAAATACCCCGGAAGATATGTGAGATTGTAGGTAGCACTCTCTTGGGGCACTGGATTAATCTTCACCGTGGGCTGAGCATTTAACACTCCCGCACGGTAGAAACTCATCCTCTCTGGGGCGACCTGAAGCACAAAGGCTTGAGCATAGTTGCTGTTGCCGATGTACGACCATACGGTGCCGTAGAGTTGGTCTGAGACATCCTGAAACGCTACCTGAATTTCAGGAATATATGGGTTCAGGGTATTCTTCGTCACGAACAGAATCTTTCCGAAGTTGTCTACGTTGATTAGATATTCATTGGTATTCGGCGTGAAGTTTAACTGATAGGTCGCTAGACCCCACGCTATACCTGTATTGTTCAACGCGTTCACCACGTCTCTCTCCTCGCTGATTTCCTGTCTCAGTAATTGGTGAAAAGACGGGGCGTCAGGAAAAGGATTGCCTAAAAGGTCTCGGCATCGGAAAAGTTGTTCTGTACGCGTTATGCCCATTAGAACGGGTTACTTCCTTCTTCGTCCGGTAAAGGCCCGTTGTGCTGGAAGCAAGCACTCTCTCCGGGTTTCAATTCACGTTGACATTCACCCTTTGCAGTCTTTGCTCCGCAAAGTCTTACTTCCGGCTCAGACTCTTGAGATGCGAGTGTTTCAGACTCAACTGACTTTGTGACAGTGCTTGACTCGGCCTGTTTGATTTGTAGTTCCAAGGCTAGTCTTTCATTCTCCAACCTCAATTTCTCCAGTTCAAACGCCTGCGTACTAGCACCAGACTGAGCTTGACGGTCTGCCCTCATCTCTCTCACGAGTTCTGCGGTAGAGTTAGCCTCACCAGCGAGAAGTTCGCCTTTACGCTTGTACTCTATCTGTGGCAGTAGATGCTCTGAGATAGGACTGTGGGGTGCCGTTACGCCGTTTTTTGCAGCGTCTTGCTTTACGATGTCGTCTTTCTCGACAATCTCAAGGGCACTCATACGGAATATGGTGCAGGATTGGAGCATATCCGCTCCAATCGACTGATACTGAGCACGTTTGCCGTCTGTCCAAGGCTGATTAGCAATGTCTGCTATCCTCTCTCGGATACTCGCCTCTAGTTCCCTAATAGTTGGAGGGAGACTGTCGGCACCTACACGAATCTCATTCCAGTTTGGAAAGAAAAAGTTCTGTGCTTCGTCTATCTCTGATGCTGATGCACCTTTAAGAGCCTGTATCTCAATAACTCCACCAACCCCGTGTGGTTGTGAGCGTTCGATGATACGGCGAATCTCATCCCCCGGCAGTGTTTCGGCATATCTCGTGTCTGTATGTCTCTCCTGCTTGAACACTCCTTCACGAATAGATGCCGCATTAGAACCTAGGAATCCTGACACAGTGGATTGCTGAGATTTGCCATCTCCACCAACGGACTCACTGATAAACGCTTGCGGATAGTGCTTACGTTCTCCGGGTGGGAGCATTACTTCCCACTCAGGTTTCATCGACGGCTGCATAGAAGTGAACTGACAACGATGTATCATCCCCTTTGAACCGTGATTATCACCATTCTTGGGAAGAGTTCTCATCTGTGGCAGATAGATGCCCTCACCCTTTACATTGGGCATCTCGAACTTCTCTCTGGACGGAATAGCGTCCCCAGCAAAGAAGATTACTCTCTTTGTTTTCTTCTCCAGCGCCTCAAGATTAGCTATTGGTTG